CGTATTCCAGAATGACTACTGTAGGGGATTATTATATACGAGGTGCTGTAAATACTTATATAACTACTAATTTTCGTGTTTTAGTAGAAAACAACAGGCTTAATGATTTAAAGTATATTTGTAAACCGACTGAACATCACGAAAAGCGATACACAATGCGCTTTACAACCGATAGAGGTGTATCTCATGAACTTGTAAGGCATAGAGTATTCTCATTTGCTCAAGAGTCTACTAGATACTGTAACTATAGCAAAGATAAATTTGGAAACGAGCTTACGTTTATTATTCCAGACTGGGTAAATATTCCAGAAGGGAAAGCTTATTGGTACGACGGAATTAATTATAGAGTAGGTGCTACTGAGGATGATGTAATGGGTTTATCGATCAATCCAACATCGTTAGGCGATGAGAAAAAAGCAATTCAATACGCTTTGTTCCTGAATTCTCTTGATACTGCAGAACATGATTATATACAGCTCATTAAAAAAGGCTGTAATGCCCAACAAGCGCGTCAAGTGCTCCCAAATGCACTTAAAACTGAGATTTGTATGACTGGATTTGCTTCAGATTGGGCACATTTCTTCGATTTACGTTTGTTTGGTAAGACTGGAGCACCTCACCCAGATATGAAACAGCTAACAGAGAAAGCCCAAAAAGCACTACAAGACGCGAATATATGGGAAGAAATATATAAAAAATACTCATTATTACATTAAATTATGAAGCATTTAGACAAAAATAGCCTAAAGCACTTTGGAGTAAACTTCTTATTAAGTGCAATAGGCGGATGGTATGGAGTTAGTGCTGGCGCAGGCGCTAGTTTAACTAAAGAATATTGTGATAAACAGTCTTACGGACACTGGTGTTGGGTAGATTTAGCAGTAGATGTGCTTGGTATGGCAGCTGGTGTAGGAGTAAACTACTTAATTAAAGGTCTATTATGATCGATAAATGTGACAATTTTGATTCTTGGTATTATAAACCTGCAAATCTTTATGTAGGAAATGGAATACTTGAACAAGTCACAAATGTAAATTATATAGATAAAGCGATGACGAGAGAAGAGATTAAATATCTCCTATTTTTGGAGACATTTTGCCCTGAAGATGAAGATAAAAGGCCGTCTGAAGACGTATACAAAAAGGCAAAGAAGCTACTTGACGAAGGATGTCCGTTGAGCATAATATTTGAATGCTTAGATGACTCATACGTAGGAAAACAGAGACTAATAGACCTTGCAGAAGCATTAGAAAAATAACATGATAGACTATTAGAATGGTTATTTACAGAACCACCCCTTAACAAGGAATTAGAACAACAATAATGTATTTCAAGTTATAAACAATAACCGACTAAAGATATAGCATAGTATTAACTGTGCATTATGAATCAATCAAGAATAGCGAAAGCTTTATTGTTATCAAAACACTGACATTTTTAAAACGCAAAACTTACAAAAAAACCTGGCCTAGCTCATGCTAAGTCAGGTTTTATTGTTTTTAGACTATTCATAAATCTATAAGCTCTACAATGCTATAAAAATCCAAAATAGTTTTCAGGATATTTAGCGTTTTTAGACCTATATTTGAGTCGTTTGCCCGGAAGAAGATAATTCTTTTTCACAAAATATCCTACAAAAGGAATCCCTCTTATAGAAGGTTGTAAAAATACTTTATCTTTGTGAAATTCTAAGTGAACGTATGTTCGAATTACGTCAAACAGATATCTTTTTAGTTTTATTAACTATTCTTTATTCCCCAATATTCGTAAATCGTCAGCATATCTTATAAATCTAAACCCTTTATTAGTGATTATATCGTCAATCTAAGTCAATATAAAGTTTCCATTAAACTATGACGTTATGTCTCCGATCGGATATCCTGTAGATTTTCCAAATAAACTCTTTTCTTTAGGTAATTTCCACCATATGTGCTTCGGAGCAACTATTTTACATCTGTCCGTAACACTGTTGGCAAGAATAGTTTTAGCCAACTATATAGTAGAATCTATTAACTCTTGTTTTACATAAAGCTTTATAAATTTAATTAAGTCTGATAATGTTTGTTTTCTATCTATTGATACGAAAAAAGATTTAACGTCGATCCCTAAGCACCATTCGTCCTCTCGCATAATTTCTTGTAGCCTTTCGCATGCATGAATATTACCACGCTTTGGTCTACAATTATATGAAAAATCTGAAAAGTATTCCTCATAGTGTTGTTTCACGCGATTTATGAACAAATGGTGCACTATACGGTCTTTAAATATTGCTGCGAATATTTCTCGCACTTTGGGATCGAATATAATGAAGACGATTTCATTAGACGGTTTATATGTATCATTTATTAACTCCGTATATAATTCTTCAAGTAGTGTTGGATAATCCAATTCAAATTTAAATGCTTGGTATGTATATCGCTTACTCTTTCTACAATCAAAGTAAGCCTTTACTAACTCTTCTCTAGTTATGTACATAGTTCAGTTGTGCAAACAACGAGTTGTTGTTATTGACATTGTTATTGTTGATGTTGCCATTGTCAAGATTGAAGTTCAAGTTATGAACATTAGAGTTGTTCGAATTCTAATTGTAGAACTTCTTACCTCACTGGATAGGCTCTGCCGTAGCAGCTGAGGATTCCGCAACCGAATCAATGTCGTCTTCATCAGTATATGATTGCAATTTAGACCCTATTTCACTTAACGGGGATAGTAAATCTGCGAAAAATCCGTCAGATATACACTTCGTTTCGTGAGAAATATCTAAATTAACAGATAAGAGTTTATATTCACACCACGCATTATTGTAATATTTTTTATCTACGTGCACAGCAAGATGCAAATATCGCATAAGATTTTGTATATTTGTGTAAGTAAATGCAAATATACCTTTCTTAGTTTGATTTTTCATTGCTGCATAATGAATAGCACATTGTTTATTCATTTTATATACTGGAGCTAACAGCTCAACAACATCTTTCGTCTTCATTATATATTTATATTTAGATTAATTATCGTTCAATTATCGCAAACAACGAGTAGTCGCTATAGACATCGCTATAGTTGATGCTGCCATCGCCAAGACTGAAGAGCAAGTAATGAACACTAGAGTAGTCCGAATCCTAATAGGCGAACGTACTACCCCAGAAATCTGAATAATTCAGATTGTCTAACGGATCATCTACATCTGCAAATCTTTCAAGGTTAAGATTCTTTAAAGAAGCGTTAAACTTATTTCGAAGCTCTTGTGCTTCAGCACTCTTTTCATCACTATAATTACCCCAGAACGACGCAATCATGTTCATATAGCCAGTAGAACCTAAGAACCATCCGTCAAAGTTGTCATCTAATGATTCTACCCCGTTAATGTCCATCAAAACCTTCAAAGCGGGCATGTCTGTAGCAACATTATAGCCTGCAGCAGTCATCTGTTTATACCACTCAATAGTATTCTGTTTACCAGCAAAATCATTAACGCAGCAGTGCTCGTCTGAATCCCAATCGTTGTAATTACGCGTGCTGGTGATATAACCCGGCATACCGGTAATAACGTCTGTATTTACATCCATATCAGGTTTCCAAGGATTCTTTCCGTTATTCTCTTCTTTATAATAGATATTGAGAATACCGTCTTCAATTTTATTGCTTGAATCCTCATCATCCCCTGAAATATCTACAAGTCTGTATGCTTTGTCCGTAGGAGTTCCTATGTTGGATAACCATGCATTGTCGTGGCACATCTCAGTAAAGGGAGCACTATTAGTAAGAGCGCTAAATATCTTGTCAGCTTCTTCTGATTGTGGTACATACTCGTTTTCGTCCGTAACACCTGGGAACAGGATTAATCTAGCGTTATCAATTCCCTAACTTCGTTTACCTACACAAATACCCTTTATATCAGATTGAGCAGGTATAGTATGAGTCTTTATAAACTTCCTCCACGGATATCTAGTACCATCTTTTAACAAAAGAGTTGCGGTATCATATTTATACCAGTGTGTAGAATCGCTGCTATCTGTCAAGAAGCGATGTCCATCTTTAACAAACGTACCATCATCACTATTCTATGAGAAGCAATTTATATTCCAGAATACACTCTTGTTATTAAGAGGATTCTTACCAATACAAATACCTACTACATCTGCTTTTTTACTTTCAGCCAACTCAGACTGTTTAACAACAGTCTTTAGGTCAGATAAGAGGTAATCTCCCAATTCGTAATTAGGTTTTTCTTTTACCCAAGGTTCAGTCCTATAGATATAAGTAGAACCTTCTAACATTTTCTAATAAATTTTATCCATATTAAAATATTTTAATAAAATAAAAATTTTTATTTTTTTTCTATATATAACGAAAAATAGGTTATTTATGGTTGCTATGAAGATATATACTAGTATATAAGAAAGATATATATAAATATATATACAGAAAGAAAAATTTTTTATTTTTATAAAACTGTAATGTATATGTAAAAACGAGAAATAAAATTTTTTATTTTGTATAAAAAAGTAAGAAGAGTGTATAAAAACGCGAAGGAGCAAAAAATCAGACCCCATTATAGCAGGTCGGTGGGAACACTCCCCACCACAAAATTATAAACCCTTTAAAAGTTCAAAAAAATGGTAAACGTATCAAAGCAAAGCGGTATCGGAGTTGTTACCGATGTAACAACACCGCGTAATTACACAAACGGCATCCCAACCGATGAAAATCGTTGGAATGTTGTAGTTTGGTTTAGATTTTGCAGTGAGAAGGAAAGCGTTTCAACGGGAAAATCCGCGTTTTTCGCGTCTATTGTGAAAAACAACGCAGAGCACGTCATTGTCGATATTAAGGGCGGCGATTTTCCAGCAGACGTACAAACCTACAAACAGCGTTTGGACTACACCAAACAGCAACTTGTGGGTGAAAAATTTGATTTCACAAAGTTTAGTTTGCGCGTAGCGGACTATTTGGCTGCCAATGGTTTTGAAGGTAAAGAGTGCGTTTTTGATGTGAGTGGGAACCCCGTACACGTTGAGTCGCGTTGTTACCTGAGTAGTTTAGTCGTTGATGATGAGAGCGCAAAGCAGGCAAGAATTGACCGAATGGCGCGCCGTCTGAATGACGGAACGTACACCGTTGAGAAGCCGCAAAGCGCAACCGCAACAGTTGCAGCAGTGTAGAGAGAGAGCCGAAAGGCTCTTTCTCTTTTTGGTATTTTGCTCAACCGTTCACCTAGGGCGGAAAAGGTTTATAATTAATATATAGCGTTAGTTGAATATTTCACTAATCAATATATACAATGGCAACAAAGATTACAAAGTACGTTGTCGCTGGAGTTAAGGCAGACAACGAGGAGATGTTCGTGGCAAGAGTGTGTGAGTTAATTGAAAAGAAAGATCTCTTGAAAATACTCACCGAAGGTGTTCCGACAAATGTAAAACTGGTCGATCCAGAACCAGTTCTGAAGTACATCAAAGAACACACAACTTGCAAAACTCCATTGACCATCACATCTTTGTCGATCGACAATGATTTTAACGTTCTGTGTGTGTTCACTCACGAACGGACTAGATGGTACGACACAAAAGAACATGCCGAAACGATGTCTTGGGAAGGATACAAGTGGAAAAAGGACGACGATCACACTTTTGCGCGTGAAGAAACTGTCACTAACAATCACGTAATCTTACCTTTGGACACGGAAGGTATTCTTGTTGAGTACATCTAATTGCTTAATCTTTAATTCCCTTAAAGGGGAGATGTGAAAACGTTTCCCCTTATCCGATTTAAACCTACACTCGCATGTCCGAAGTAGCGAGCACAGTAATGTGAATGGTGACGGAATCGAGTATGCTGACGAGCGAACTAATCCCAGACGTGGGTGACTTACTTCTTGGAGAATGCACTACTCCTTGAGGTTCAATATGAACGTTATGATAGTGTTAGACAAGTCTGGAAAGACAGACGTTTTTATTCCCACCTGCAAATCCGAACTGAGAAAACGAAGTACAGGCTTAATGGTGATGGAATCAAGAAGGCCTAATAAGTGAAGGCTACAGCAAGGTGATGGACTAGTCCTTGCACAAATGTCTGATAAAACTATGAAGGAGAAGTTATGCCCCAACCGAGAAAATCGGAATGTTGGCTTACTTCCGTGCCAGTAGTATATCAGGCATAGAATCAAAAGATTTCGTACAAAGCAAAAAGTTTTTGCGGAATCTGGAGTCAATTAAACTGACACATATCGGCTCCCGTATCGATCGTCTCCTAATTTATAATAGGTGTGTCAGGGCGATTTGACGTATTTTTAGGGGGGTGTGGATGTGTCCATAAGCTGAGTAGCAACCTAAGCGCTAAGCGTTGTGAAAGTCCGCAAGTGCACCACACCCCCATTTATTATGACGCCATTACAACTATAACTATACATTGTTTTAGGTTTTTATTTTACGTGCTAGTTCGTGAGAATAGGCACGTTTTCTTGTAGTCAAGTAATCAACTAACATACATATAATGAACACATTCAATTTTATTGTTACTATGACCGTAATACTGGTCGTAATAACATGCGCCGTTACTCCCTTACGAGTAGCCTTGATGCTCGACATAGCAGTCGGGACGTTGGGTCTCTTACTCTATGAAGAATACGGGGAGAATCGACGCAAATAGCAATTAGGGTGAGTCTAGGCAATTTCCTTAGTGTCTTGATTAGTGTGCCAAAGCAAAGAACCAAAGTCCAGGTTCCTCACCCGTTTTCCATTGAAAGAGCTAAAGGTTTGGAAAAACAGTCTTACTTGACTACGGGGGAGAGGAATCTCCCCACGTTTTCCATTGAAAATCAATTCTAAAAATATACAACTATGAAACATTCCCTTATTTATGTCCTTTTAGTCGCGATTATCGGACTATTCGGAGTAGCCTTCTCACAACACCAGGAGAAGGTAGAACTACAACAGCAGATTCTCTCGCTGACAAGAGAGAATAATGCTCATCTCTCGTTAATTCACCAAATTTGGATTGACAACCCAAATTATGTGGACGATGTGTTAATGGAAACGGAGGAATTTCAAATCCTCAATAATCTTCGCAAAGGGGATTGGGAGGATACCTTCTTATTCTGGTCCAAGTCTGACAGTATTAATTATCTTAACAACCAAAAGTAATGGAAACAATAACAGATTTTGAACAGTTTCTCAAGTTAATCAAAGACGAGCATGAGAGACAAAACAAGGAGGCGAATGACCTCGAAAAGAGATTGTCTACAATCGAAAAAGATCTTGAAAAGCTAAAAGACATAATAGAAAAAACAACAACTAGACGTGTTACAAAAGCTGTTCAGGAACTAGAAAAGTCTAAAAGAGAGTTTCCGAAAACATTTAAAGAAGTGTTAGATATCTTGAAGACTGGCACTAAAGATGACCATGTTGATTTTTTGTACATCTTATGGATCGGAATTACGAATAATCAAGATGTGATCTCTCAAAGAGCAACACTACAAGAATTAGCTGTCCTGAAATGTATGTTGATAACAAAAGCTATTAACACGATAGATAATTCGTGCGACTCTCGCGTTCATTTCTTGTACTTCTATCTTGATGGTAGCGGCGTTAGCAATTACGATGTTGATTACAGCGGCTCATTATTTATGCCTGACACTCTTACTTTTAAAAGTAAAATTGGTGCAAATCATGCTTTAAAGTATTTTAAAGAAGAATGGATGCGAATGTTTGCAAGCTCAAAATAATATTGTTTTCTAATCTTTAACTCCTGGGGAATTTACCCACCCCAGGAGTATATATGTAAACTAACCTTATGGTGACGACCTATACCACTGTAAGGCGGTTCCAAGTCCGCAAGTCGTGTCCTAGGCACGATAAATAGTGAGGACATATATAGCCAGTCTACAACTACGACAGAGAACCTGGGTCGGTTGGGCTGGCCCATGCTTCCGTAGCTCAGTCGGTAGAGCACTACACTTTTAATGTAGGGGTCCTGCGTTCGAATCGCAGCGGTCGCACGCCCGAAAGGGTAAATGTCTCTATCATCCTTAAATGTTTAAGACAAATTTTATTATTTTTCAGTCATACGGTTCGTGAGAATAGTATGACTTCTCTTAATGTGTAAGTGAGAGATTAAATAAGTCTTACGCAAAAACATTTATCAAAAATGAAAGAAAAAGAAAGACAAGAAGAAGAAAAAAGGGCGAATTATACGCGACAGTCGCGTAAATATAGTCCTGAGAACTGCCAACGAACAATAGTTGCAGTCATTGAATTTGCTGATGTAAAAATAACCCTAATGAAGCATCATGCTTTTGATTGGGCAATCTCTAAGACAGAAGGCGGCAAGTGTGTGATAACGATGATGTCACGCATTGCAGCGAGGAGAGAGTTTAACAAACTAAAAAAGGCATTCACAAATGAGAAAAAGAAAGCTTAAGTACGGACAGTTATTTACATATGATAATCATGTGTATCAAGTTCGTAAAACTCCAAAAATATTCTTAGGCAATGGTTATACCGCAGGTACTTGTGCATATTGTCATCATGTAAACAAAAATATACATTGTTTTGATTGTATTATACCAAATTTTAACTGTGCGGATTTAACACCTATAGATGCACATCTAAAACTTATAAAATAATGAACAAAAACAGAAAGTTTAAGTACGGACAGTTGTTTACACACAATGGTCACGTATATCAGGTTCGTAAATCTCCAAATGGGACCTTAAGCTGTCCGCTTTGCGAAACTGTAAACAATCATAAAGTGGATTTTAGTTTTGGTTGTATGGTGCCAGATTTTAATTGTGCAGAGTTAATACCTCTACGCGCATATCTAAAGATGATAAAATGATGGATAAGAAAACTTACAATCAGGCTCACCACGTTGGTTGTGCTAATAAAGATCTAAGAAAAGTAATCTTCAAGCACGACGGATGCTCAATGGTTCTGTTCAAGAATCTACCCTATTGGAAGGCTTCTACAAGAGTAGAGGCTTTAAAGCGTTTATATCCAGATTGGAATGGAAAACTGATTATAATTAGATAACGATGGAACACGGAAAAATATTAAAGCCAGGACAACTGTTTACGTTCCGCAAACACGTATATCAGGTGTGTAAAACACCTCCTGGGAAACTAAGTTGTGGTGAATGCCACAAAACAGTGAAATTCGTAGGAATAAAGGCTTTATTATGCAGCGTATGTTGCGAACACACCAGACCACGTACACATTTAAAACTCATAAAATGATGGACAAAGAAAGAAAATTCTTTAAACCTGGACAATTATTTACGTTTGGGAATCTTGTTTATCAAGTACGTAGAGGTAATAGACGAGTACGTAAAGGTAGTAGGACTAATACATTCGCTCCATGTAACATGTGTGAGTTATGTCAAGGATATCATCTTGAGTGTATTGACACATACAGCAAAAACAAAGGAAGTCTAAACGAATTTTGTATAAACAATCTTCAGTTAGATTGTTATATAAAACGCGTAAAATAGCTGATAAATTGTTAGTTCATTATATCCACCTTATTAATGTTTGTTATTATGACAAAAGAAGAATTATTAGAACTGATACAAAACGATGAAGAAATTCAACGTGCCATTAAGGACGCAGTAGACAGTGAAAATTACCGTGCTGATGCAAAAGAAGCAGCAGCGTGGGTATAATAAATTGCGATTTGGGTACAACTGTTATCCGAAAAAGTTAAAAAACCAATAAGTAAATCAATTACAAAAATTATGAAAAAGTTAATTCTTCTTCTCATGTGCGCATTGTTCTCATTGACAATGAATGCACAAAAATCTACCGCTCAGGTAGACACGGTTGTATGTTACAACCAGTGTATCGTTAAGTTCATTTCCAAAACTACCGACAAAGGTACCGTTAAGATTTTTGCTGTCTATAAGGACGACAAGAATCATGTAAATGAGATTATCCCAGTCAACAAAAGCACATGGGAATACATCTCTTTATGCAAAGAGAACGGAATTGAACCTACATTGGGGATAAAGCTCCGAAACGGAGTTATTAACTCGATAATACGGTATAAACCAAGGTTTAGAGTACGATGAAAAAGAAAGCAACAAGAAGGGCGTGCAGACAAAGCATGCCCATAAAAGAACTTCTGATTCGAAGATTTCATTCAGACGTTAGGAAATTAAAACAAAGATGTACTGAGCTTAATCTGTGGCTAAAAGATATAGGTGAAGCACAAGTAAAAGACATCTGTGTTCTTTCTACATCTGATTATGAAATCGGCAGTTTTCGTGAAGACTGTTCAACGGAAAATGAAAACTGGTTTCTAAGCATAAAAGAGTATGAAAGATTACTGGAAACATATCCGGAATACAAAAGCTATTAAGATAATAAAAGCATTATATTATTTTATACTTTTGTCAGTATTCATATATTCTGCAGGGTTAGATTATTCTTTACAAGAGTATACTTGGTTCATCTTAGACATAATGTGCGCTATAACAAGCTATTTATGGTTTAACGATGCATGGAATAAACTATTCAATGATTAATCCCTTAAAGCGGAGAGCTGATATCAAATCAGTCTCTCTGCTTAGAACTGTAATGCGGCCATAGACGGTTCCAAGCCCGTAAAACGCAGAGGACAGTGTGTATTTATTTATTAACTAAAAAATCATTATCAAAATGAGAAAAAAGATCCTGATGTTTTTGCTCCTGCTAGGAGCAATGGTCACATTCTCAGCATGTGCCCATCGTAGTGGTCCAAAGGACACTAGCGAAAAAGACAGCATCACTGCTGTATCTGAGAATCCGACGTTCAATTCCGTCGCTGAAGTGCTGATCTACAAAGATGCACTGCTTGAAAAGCAGTATGAAGACTCTGTATTTCTTCATATCCCGGAAAGAAGTCTCAACACTATTGTTGAAGTGCTGATCAAGCGCGACGGATGCGCAACCAAGAAATCAATTGCAGATGAGTTCCGACTACACTACGAAAAAGTATATAAGTATATTCCGGAACCGTCTCAAGAGTCGTCTAACATAAAAGATAGTTTATACGATGGGGTTGATTAACAAACAAACTCGAGCCATCGTTATACTCTATAACGGCTCAGAAGTCAATAAAGAAACTTTAGTATCTATAGCACATCTTATTGATGCCGATGTAGATGCTGGAAACACGTTAGATGTACGATTGGTCGACAGCGACGACATTGCAAAAATTCTGTTCAAGCATGGTATTTCAGACGTCAAAGTAAACAAGGAATCTGCAAAAGATCAGGCAATAATCTACATTGCTTCTCTTTTTTTAAGAGAAATGCCAGATCCAGCATGGTTTAGAAAATCACTTATCGTTAACGCAATAAGTGGTAATAATGCAGAATTGTTAAACGCCTTGACCATCCTAAAAGATGGGATAGACGGATGCAGTGCGAACATCTTGAACAAATACGGTATAAAGCCTCCCCACGTTAGGGCAATCAAGACAGCAGCTAATCTGATATTGTAATGTCACGAACATTTAGACATACTCCGACAAGAAAGGAGAAGTCAGAACAACCAAGAGAACGTCGTACTGCGTACAAACGACGTAAATACAATTTTAGTCAGGAAGAGGACCAGTAGATTAAATACACAATAAGCCACAGTATTTATTGGGAATCTCATAGTAATTAACCAAATAAAAACATTATCAAAATGGCAAAAAAAGATGAAACAAAGAAGGGTGCTCCTCAGATAGAGGAAGCAACAAGTGAGAACATCATGGAACAGATTCGTTCTAACAACTTGATGAAAGAGGCCAACGTAGTAGCTGCCCTCGAAAACATCAAAAAGGAAGAGGATGAGCAACAGCAGCGTGAAGCTCAGAACATGATTTGCAAAGCGAAGTATCGCAATGCAAAGACCCTCATCCAGTTGCGTACACGTCGTCGTGAGGAAAAGATCACGAAAGAGACGCTGACCAAAACAACAAGCCTGTTGAATGAAGTTCTCGCAGGCAAAATAACCCCCACGGAATACAACGACCGTTGTCGTGAGATCAGACGAGAGGCTGACAAGGCAACTCGTGAATCAAACGAGGAAGAGCGCAAGAACATGGAAGAACTGCGCAAGTCGTTCGTCGGCGGATATGCATGGTCCGCAGAGTGGGAGTGGAATTAATTTTCCAGTTTGTCACAATTCCGTGCGTTTCGTGCCTTAGTGCCAATAACGCAGTTATATTGTTCGAACGGGCCCAGGGGGATTATGCTTATTCGTATAGCTTGAATCCGGAGTTGGCAATTACAACGTAACACAGATGATTGAACATCATATCAAGTGCCTTAGTGCCACGATAGGGATAAAGCTCTGAACACACGGAGTTAAAACTATGTGTCTTTCGATCAATATTACTATATGCGTACTATATGTCGGTGCTATTATACGTAAAGTATAAACACTGTATGGTGTATCAAGAAATGCTTATACGACACTCGAATGTCTTCGTACTAGTAGTATCACCGTATAAAAGAAGGCTTAATAAATCTTTCGATCTGAGCGTTTTTGACGCTTGAGTGGGACAGCTGACCATAAAAGGGTTAAAAGTCGCTTAAAACGAAAGGAAATAGCCTTAAATCGAATGTTTTGACTGATCATCATTACATTCACGATGTAAAAAGATGTAACAGAGGGTTGGTGGCGGATTATGAAATGCGAGCAAATTGTTCAGAAGTAGTAATAGTTATGTGCACCTTTTTACAACAAGAAATCTCAGCGTGTCCTAGAATAAGCGGATGGACGCGGGTCAATAGGGCCCATATTGGGTGAATTCAAGGAAGGCTAAAAACAAAAAAGCTCAAAGCTAACATTGTTCATGCTAACCCTGAGCCAAGCATAGAGTACACTCTATGAAGGTGCAACGACTACTGGAGGAGTATAGTCTCCTTAATTACCAGCTTGAGCGCCCAACATCTCACTTTGAGATGAAGAGATAGTCTCATCTTCACAGAAATGTGAAGTGTAGAAAGAAATTAATTTAAGATATTGTTTAGTCTCTAAATCGGACATTGTAAACTTCATAAGATTTATTGGAGTAGAAACAAACTGTACGTTTCCTACAACATATCCTTTTGAAGAATCTATTCTGTCTAATGATGCACGATACCATATATTCTTACTCTTGGTATAAGTTGGCAATTCCAGCTTGAGTCCAGTATAAGGACAAGTACCATTTTGTTGTTCCCAAATTTGTTTGAGATCTTCAAGAGTAAGATTAAATTCTTTAAAACGTTTTTTAGCGTTTCTAAGAGAATATCTAAAAGGTGTCCATTCATCCTTATGATTTTGACAATAATTCTTAATATTTTGTCGTACTTGTAATTGTGCTTCTGTAGGAGTATTTTTATATAAGTTACATCTATATGTAGCAGAACAAGATCTACAACAAAAATTCTTTCTACCTAATTTAATATTCCGATTATATTCGGAAAGAGGTTTTTGAGCCTCTTTGCCACAATTATCACAAATAAACGTCACCAGACGTCTGTTTTGCATATATTTCTTTTGTTCTTCCATGCATATATAACGTGGAGGCGAAGGGATGTGGTTGCATTGAATTAGAAGATTTTGTCGAATCCCGCCAGGTCCACTACACCATAGAGTGTTCATTGGTTTTAGTTCATGTTTAATTCTGAAGATCAAAACACAGCGGTGTTCAGGGGAGCGTTTCTCCCCTGTTTTATACGGGCCTGATTTGGTTTTGACATTCGTAGAAGGTAAGACATTAAGCGCTTTGATATAAATAACTGGCAATTTAAATATTGTTAACCATACGGGCCTCAAGGAGGCTGCGTAAGGTGGGTGAGCAGGCTACCAAAGTGCCTGCAACTCGGCTCTAGTCACATGCGAAAAAAATTAGAATATTAACAGGTAAACTTTAAGATTTGTTCAAAAATTATCGCGGGATTTCTGGGTTCGAATCCCAATAGAGCCACTAAAAATTATACAGCTATGAAGTGTGGATATAGACAAATGTTAAGGGACAGAATGCCCCTTTGTTTAGATTTAGCACTACGGTGGTGTAAAGCAAAAGAACGCTGGATAGATTTAGTATACAATACTATAATCAAACGACACCCACAACAGCAAAGAAGCAGAATGGTAAAAATCGTCTTAGGTATAAAACAACCGATGACTCGTGGTCAAATATATGACCATTTGAGATATTCTGAGTTAAAAAATGTTTCAAGAGAACAGGTTAATAATATACCAAAAGAAGCATTACTTATGAGTTTTTGGCAAACAATTAATTATAAAGACAAACTAAAATCAGACGATCCTTTGTATGATTACTGGTTAGCAGTATCTTCATGGGTAGAATGGTTTAAAAAGATGTATAAATATATCGAAAACTCATATGAAATCTCAAAAAAGACGGGAAATTCTGATGCTATTATAACTGCGAAACTGATATCTGAATATAAGATAAGTAGTAAATTAGCGGATTTTTTAATTAAAAGTTTCAAGTGATGTTTCCAGAAAGTTCCGGGCTGTACATTGCCCAACGTGACCAGGACCTTTACATAGTGAAGGTCAAAGGTGTATATCCGACTTTACAGTTGGATAAGAAAATCATGGACTTAGGTGAATTCCTAAGACGTGGTAAGATCCAAGAAGCTCCAAGAGAAGCAGGAGACAACATAGAGTTGTTTCATGAATCCTGGAGATTCTACCCTCTCGCTTTTTTATATGGTATATTTTCCAATAAACTGGAATTCGCAATCGGTCAAAAAGATTTGTATCTATCAGACGAAGATTATTTCGCACTGAGAGGACGATACTATCGTTTGATCCAACAAGGAGTGCCTTCAACAAAGGCAGTTCGTGCAATAAGTTACGAATTCAAATTACCGACGGAACGAGTTTGTAAATTAATAAATGGTTTTGAAAAAGAAGCGCCGTATGTTGATTAACGAATTTTATCTTCCGGAAGAACTAAAGAAAGAAAAGATACATAAGCAATATGACTTTTTGAAAAACCTCTATGAAAGTGGTCACAAATACATCTTGTTAAACAACACAAGAGTGTTTGCACCATTTCCAAAACCAACTGTGTGTTATGATATTTCTGATTTGGAAAAGATGGTAATATACAATCAAGATCTTAAGACCTTGAATAAGTGGATCCTATCAAGAATTGTTATCAATCTTGGTACTCTGGATTATAGAACTATAGGAGTTCTAACCAGGATCGCCACCGGTATGTTAAACAAATTGGACATCTCAAGAGAATCAAAAAACGCATTATGGTTAAATATGGTAAAAAACATTCAGAAAGATCATAATGCTGTTATGCTATCCCAACTTCCTTTTTAAGGGGATCTTATGATCCCCCAAATTGTCTCATGGTGTAATGGTAACACGTCAGGTTTTGGTCCTGAAATTAGCAGTTCGAATCTGTTTGAGACAACTATGCAGCACCGTCTGTTACAGGAGTGACACCTTAATAACCGGTATTTAACATTTGATACGCTTGATATGAAAACCCCAAAAATAACAGAAAAAGAAATTGGGATTATCAAAGATGCCCAGGCTGGATCTATCCAAGCCTTTAATCGTATATTTTATATGTATAAAGATTTTGTAGAAAAACTTTTATGTACATATATAAAAGACATGGACGAATCGAAAGATTTGGCAAACATTGTGTTTTTAAAGGTATACGACAAGCTCTCGACGTTCAAAGACTATTCGTCATTCGGCGGATGGTTGAGAATTCTTACGAAAAATACTGCCATAGATTATTTAAGAACAGTAAAATCTGACAATGTATCTACTGATGACGAAAACAGACGCTTAGAACCGTCTATATCATTAGACCCAGAAAGTATAATAGTTGCAAATATGACCTTTCAATACATTGTAGAACAGATTGACAAACTACCTCCTTCGTATAGAGATGTTTGTAAACTATTCTATATAAACAATCTTACGGTAGAACAAATCAGCGATTCGCTGAATATGCCCCTGGGTACTGTTAAATCACAGCTCCACCGGGCAAGAAAGTTATTTAAAAAATTTAAGCTATGACCAGTTTACTTTTAATTCCGACTGTGATTGCTTTATTAGGCTGCTGTTTGCTTATCGGCAAGTACAACAAAAGCGACAATTTAGCAATCATCCTCGCAACTGCATTGTTGGGAGGAATGGCAGGAGGAGCTATCGTCAACAAGCTTACCGGCAACGATGACGAGAAAAAGAATGGTTCTATGCAGGTAATTAGCCCCACACAGGAGTCTCCAGCAACTAGCATTGATCTCTTTGCAATGCTGGATGACACCAGTGTCGGCACATTAAGTGCTGCAAAACCTGTGAGTAAGGGCAAAGAGATCCTTGCATGTGACAATAGAACCTTCGCTCCAAGTAAGCGCAATGGGGAAATCCTTGTGCTACCATCTTTCTTATCTGTTAAGAATAGAGGAGGACCAACAATTCTTTTTGACACGAGTTGACTAACTAGTGCCGAAGAGAGTTTCTAACATTATTAATTAACCTTTAACATTTATCAAAAATGGCAAAGCAAAACAAAAAGCCGGTTGCAAAAAAGAAGGGTGCACCGAAAGCACCAGCAGCCGCACCTCAGGTAAAACAACCAGAACAGAAGAAACCTGAGACGAAGAAAGAAGAGGAAAAGGTTACAACAGTACAAGACGTTGCAACCAATCCGAGAGTACTCATGGATCGTAAACGCTCAGGTCTGTCATTAGATGGACAAGTGAGACTGTTGGATCTTACACGTCGAGTATTCGTAGAAGAGACCGATCCTGAATTGCAGTTCCCGCAACCAGTTCGCGTAAAGATGAATAAGATTGTAGCAATCGGTATCGTTGCATCCCTGGCAGAGCATTCTCTCGATGGAACCAACGAGTTTGCAGCAATCCTTAACCGTAACGGCTATCCTATGCTTGAAGCTGCAGCCGCTGAGATGGGCATTAGGTTGCCAAAGCTCGCAGTGCTTCCTGCACCAGAAGGTAAAGAAGATGAAGTAGAACTTCGTCCGAATGACCTGAAGATCTCTAAGGAGACAAAGGATGAGCTGAAGAAGGAAAAGGCTATTCGCGAAGGTGAAACGCCGGAACTCGACCCGAAGAAGGTTGATTCAGATGAAGAAGTAACCAAAGCCCTCGAATATATGTTCGCAAAAAGCAGAGGCAAGTCCTTATCGGAAAACATTCACGAAGCCGTTGGCTTTATGAAAGATTTTCGATACAATCAAGCATCCAAAGCTGAAAATGCTGAAGAAGCTAAAGCCCGTTACGATACTTACACTGCGGGAGATTGGATGGATGATATGTTCGGTTTCTTCAAGCCGACCGTCTTCTACACAGGAATCGGACGCGGTATGTGCACTGTTGCCTTTAATGAAGGTAATCCTGTACACGCATTCCTCATCTTGCGCGACGCTCTCAAGAATCGAGAGACTGGCAAACCTGAAGATTCCGATACTGAGGTGGCTTACTTAGTTCGTTCTATTACTAAGTGGGTTGCTAAGGCTATGATCGAAAGCAACGAGAAGGCAATCGAGGCGTTAGATCCTAAGCAGAACGCTAAGGAGATTGAACACTGCAAAGTGGCAATCAACAACTACAACAACGCCATCAACTGCTTCGTAAATCCGTCTTTTGATCTTGCTGACAACTATCTGGAAGATGATTCAGATGAAACCGCAAAGATCACGAAGTCTATTATTCGCAGCTATTATCCGTTGGATACTAAGCCTGCTGAGTATAAGAACTTCAAAGAGAACATACAGCAGCGCTTAGGCTGTATTATTAACCTGTTCCGCGATCCCAATTCGCAATCCATCGCTTATAAAGAGTCTAACATCACCGAACTCGTAAAATATACGGAAGAGGAGTTGGCAGAACTCAAGAAGGCCGAAGCAAAAGCTAAGGCTGCAGCCAAGGAGAGCGAATCAAAAAAAGACTAAACCAGTTCAGAAGGGAACACCCTTTCAGAAGTGTTAAGGGAAGGTTCAAAAACTTAAGAAACCTTTTTGTGGCTTGGGTTTCTAAGAAACGTAAAGCTTTCGAAAACTGGTTCTACGGTGATTAGCGGTTCATTAAAGTTATCAAAACTATGAAGAAAATAGTAACAGTTTTCTGTTGTGCATGTTTAGCATTAGTAGGATTTAATCTTACGAAGCTTACATCCGACACCGTGAGCATTCATAATCAGAATGCATTACACGCCGCAACAACCTCTAACTGGGGTCTTGATGGACTTAAACCTCTGCCAGTACAACTGAAAGAGGCAAATCTTAAGGACACTGTGCTTGTGACGATACATGATACAGTGTTTGTAAACAAAACAAAGTATGTTAGGGTTCCAGTACCTAATCATACGACAGATACTTTGTATGTGCCGGTGAGTTCTCCATCACCGCCACAAGCAGAGCCTATAAACGAAAATCTGGATGCTCAAGCGGATTTACCGCAAGAGCGAGTCATTCTGCTTACCGTCGATGGGAAAGTAGTTTATGACTCATCCGACGGGCTTAAGGAGCCATAAGGGCGGGTCTCATTAGCCCGTATGCGCAATACTTGACAGGAGAATAAAGAGGGAGCTACACTGGTAGTATAAACTTGAAGGTACTGTGGAAGACATTAGAGCGTGAAAAACTCTTTTGTATCGGGGAGAGCGTAGAATAAACCCTAGAGGCCTTGAGAACCGTCTGGTGAAGGTCGTAGACGCGCGCAAACATGCCAGTAGGAAGTTTAGCGTAAACTATCCGTATCGGACAAACTGTACGTATTGTATTACTCAATTGGGAGTGATGTTTGGGAGTGATGTTGTGGTACGGCAGTATTACGAGACACGAACAGAACATATTGTATTTCCAATGTACAATATGACACAACAAAGTCTTAGCCTAGTGTTCAACGTTTCCAAAACGTTTCAGAAGGGGTGAAAATTGTATTTAGCAATCGATGATGTGTGGATTCTACCACACAGATGTATGGTAAATATGTCGCATATTGTAAGTTACTAGTCCTTGCCGTTCGATTCGGCACTTCTCAGTTGAATGGGTGCCGGGGATGGGGTGTTGTGATGAAACTTGCTGATGATTGTAATAAGTACGACCGCCAGGCCTTGGTCCTTCATGCGGTATATAAAAGTAGAACGACCGGATGTGGATGCAACACATAGCCCAAGAAGCTGCGCGAGACGAGACCGCGTTCTAAAGTCTGATCTAGTCAGTCAAAGTAGACCGTTAGACAGTCTACTGAGTACTTACCGCAAAACGAAATTTAGATGGTTACTTGACAACCAGAACAAAAAAAAGGTCAATGGGTGGTCGATCCGAAGGCTGTACACTCCAGTACAGAGAGAAGTCGCTATCCAGTCTAAGTGGATAATAATAAAAGATTCTGCAGTAATAACTATATCATACAGTCCCTAAGGTTGGAACTATATACTGTGTGTGAACGATTACTTATACGAAATTAAATGCTTTTGTGAAAATAAACTGAAGACTTAAACAATAGAGTTAATTAACATGTTTAACAAAATTATGTGTCCCCCGATAGAGGAAGAACAAAGGCTCCGTTTGTAATGTACATGAGCGCCTTGAGTCGGAAGCATGAGCGTCTGTTAATATAGGGATAGAATAGATAGGTTTGGGTGTATAGCCGCAACTATACATGATCGGCTGAGTCTATAGAATCCTGTGCGCCAAAACTGATGGGCAGCTTATCGTAGCCTATTAGACGCAGTGGTCATACCGTATGCAGGTATACTACAACTCCCTGTCTCGGAGATTTGTGGTAAGCAAGATAAGTGGGTGACAAGGTGAATAACGCACGAGTTGAAGGCTCGATATTATACGCTATACGAAGATGAGGCAAGCACTTGCCAAGAAAAGAAACAAGCCGTAGGGTTAATGGAGTTATGGAGCTCTAGACCGTTCGATAATGAAACGTACTCCTCACGTAGACACACGCACGTCATAATAAAACAGGAAAATTGGCACGTAAGTGCGACATCAGAGGAAAATCTGTGGTTAAGTAACAACCAAGTAATAACTTCTTGTAATTGGAAAATATACTGAAGGAATTACGCAATTTTCGTGGGTTGACGCAAAATTCGACCATGAGTCCTAGTTGCGTCATTATTAATTTGGAACAACATCATTTCAGATATTCGCTTAACAGTAAAGCGAAAAACTGTGAGTAGATTTTGCCGATGAACGGCATAAACTGTCATTCAAAGCTTTAAGAATAAGATTCTTGTTGTGATAGGCTAAGCTAACCGTACCGTTCGGTTCCACTCCTGCATGATTGAGCTTCGCATAAAGGAATATAAAGTGTAAGGATTAACAACAGCGTAAAAGCGGCCAATAGGACTATTGGCACAGTATCAGTAAAAATCGAAAGCAACAATATAGGTATAACGCACCATCCTTTAAAGGTGCACTAGTTATTAACCATACGTCGTTGGTGGAATCAACCACGATGTCAAAAAGGACGTATTAAAATGGAACAAGTTCAATTAAAAGTTAACGCTACCGTTGTAGCAAACAACCGCAAAGCACTGAACAATGTTGGTAAACAGTTCGGTGGTCAGTTCTTCCGTGGCAGCATGGAGAACACAAACCCGAAGCACGAGGAAGAGGTTATCGCATCGCAGAATAACCACGACCTCGACTTAGTTCTCAACCGCAGCCCGCGCCGCTTCAAAGTTACCGGTACAGATATCGTAGCAGTAGAAGTAGGTGAGGACGCAACAGGAGCATCCTTGGTCTATATCAACCGTGGTCGTAAGATTCAGGTTGGTGACAAGGAATTCTCTACCGAAGCACGCATCCCCATTTCGCCAGATATGCGCATTGCATCTGACGTAACGGACGAGGTTCTTGCTGAGGCTCTCAAGGGTGACAAGTCCAAGATCTTTGCAGATCCGGACGCTCTCGTTGAGAAGTGCAACGCGTTGAACGACATGGAGATTTCTCGTCTCGAGAATCTGAAGACCTCTATTGAGAAGCAGATTCAGATGATTCGTTCAACAAAGAACACCAACATCGACAAAGCTCGTAAATATAAGAGCGAGCGTACAACTGTCGTAGCAGAAGTCATCGAAAACGATTAATAGACGATGAAAAAGCTATTGTCCGATAACAGTCGGAAGCTTATCGATCTCATGCTCACACAAGAGCCAAAGATTGCAGAAGCAGTCTTTATGGATGTTGAAAATCGTGAAGCCTATAAAATCCTCGATATTAACGAAGATGGTACACTGGTTTTAGGTAAACGCAGTGTCCGCTGGTGGAACAAATTGTTCAACTTAGAGAAAACGATAAGTTTCAAGGACTTCGCTTTCAGCGTTATGAAAGCCCTTGTCGGCATGGCAAGTAAAGATCCGAACAAAAACATAATTCTCAGAGGATTAAGCGAGGAGCTGATCTCTAAAGCAGTTATGCGTGAGGATTATGATTGGGTCATTGACCGTTTGTTCGATACTGCACGTTTCGGTGTTGAAAGTGGAAACTTAAATACCGTAGCCACGCCGGCTACAGCTCGCGGTCGAGATGAATCTCGGACCGTGAATGTCCAACTTGAAAATAAGGGATATATTCCCATATACGATAGTGTAGGAAACGTGTTATTACACTTGAGATTGAAAGTTGATGGTTATTCTTTGGATAAATTTTAGAGCAAGATTAACGAAGTCTATGACTATCTAGTTATATTTGTTTATGACATGTATGACAAGTCTTGTAAAGAAGTTTAGAAGGAGGATGATATCGATCGTAGATTGAAAGTGTCGTTTGTTACAAAGTGTTAACTTAAGTTGTTTGATTTGTAACTTCATATGAAGTGGGACAGAAGCTTATAGCTATCTTACCGTAAGAATCAAACGACTTAAGTTCTCTTATATCCTTGAGTAAGGTATAGGGGACCAGTAGGTATTACGAGATTCTCGAATTCATAGTAGTAATCAACATGTTTAATTAAATCAATATAAAATTATGAAGAAAACTAAGATGGATTCAAAAAATATTATTATTGCTCGTAAGAAGCTTGATGAGACTATCACTAAGTATTGGCACATCATTAAGACCGAAAACGTAATGTCTAACAAGGCCATTAAGGCTCGTGTTGGCTCAGGATTTGATCTTAAAGAGCTGTACAACAAGATTACTCAGATGGCAAATACTCGTATCAAACTTAAATTGATGCTTAATGCAATCAATAACGGTATTACCACGTTTGATTATGAGGAAGAAAAGAAGAAGCATTATTATACGATTTTCGCAGCTTGCGAAGAGAAGGAAAAGCTCGCACACTGGAAGGATATTATTAAGAAAACTATCGACCCTAAAGAGAAAGCCCGCAAGGGTATTAAGGGTACTGGTAAACGCGAGACGTTTACGTCAGCTAAGATTTCTAGTTTGATTAGCAACCTCCAGTTAAGTATCAATAATCTCGATGCTAAGATCGCTAAGTATAATGACGAGACTAGCATTGAGTTCAAGTCAGATATTGACACAGATATTGCAGAGCTTATGGCTGCATAAATACACATTAAGATGTGCGGTGTTGGCGCAAATGTAGGATCGATGCCTACAGCATCTACAATTATTCGTTTTAAGCGCATTTATTTTGCGTTGTAATAAAGTAATAGGAGCCCACCCTAAAAGCGGCTCAGAACGCAAGGAAATGGCCTTAAATCGAATCCTAGAGATAATTAACCCGAATTATTAACCGTAAACATAATCAATATGAAATCGATCAATATTATTTTACAGAAATGTGCCGACAGACACAACAAATATAAAATTTTGCTTAAATTTCTTGAAACTAAGAGGGGTAAATCCTTCGTTAATAGCTTATATACAGCAAGTCTTCCCGAACTGTATAAGCGTTTTCAGGTTCCAAGAGCTGTTCGTATATTGAACATAAATGAAATACATTATGCTTTATTCAAACTTAACCTCGCTGAACAGAAATACAAGACTGGAGGTAAGTATCAGTATACTGTAAAGAAAGATATTGTAAAGCCTAATGTAGTCTGTATGCAAAAGAAGCCTATCGGCAGATATCTTCTCAATAAGAAGGAATTCAATGAGATTGAAAGTCGTAGACCTAAGAAATGGGGTCTTGCAGCAAAAATGCACGCTTATGAGGAACATAAGATGTTACGATACGAAAAACGAAACAAATTTCCAGAAGAAAAAGAGATAAAATTAGATCTGTTTCCTTCCGAAATAGAGGGAAGCATTCGCACATCACGATTCTTACACAGAGAATATGTGAGAAACTTCTTGAGTAAAGTATATTGTAATACTATACGAAAAGAATATTATTATAGACTGTTTGGAGTATACGAAAATAATGCTACAAATAGAGTCTATGAAAAAGAAATGGATCCTATGGTCGTAGGATATCCGTTTACGCCGTATTATGATGAAGCACCAACGATTCGATTACACGAACGTCTTCGCAAAACGGCAAGTTCAGTTAAACAACGTGACACTGAATGTCTTGAGGTAAAACTCTACAATAAGTATGGAAAATTCATAGCATCTGCAAGATGCGCATAACATATTAACGCACTACCAGACCGGGCGTTGCCGGGGCTAGGATGGTTCTTTATTATAAATTAAAGAGTGGTTCGATCCCACGGTGCGTACTATTAACCAAAAGTATCTTAGTATCATGGTAATTCATAACAAGAATGTTATCGTTTACGATATTGAGATATTTCCAAATTGTTTTCATTGTTGTTGTAAATGTTCGGAAACGAACATAACGAGATTGTTTGAAATCTCAGAAAGGAAGAATCAGCTAAGAGAATTAGTTGATTTTTTCTTTTATAATAACTCTGATAAATTATTTTGTGGATACAATAATAAGCATTACGATGATGTAATCATAAACTACATTATAGATTATTTCTATAAGTTAGACAACCTTCCGTATTACAAAATATGCAAGTCTTTGTTTAATTTATCTAATGCTATTGTGACTGCAGAAGATGGAAATGTCGAAAAGTTCAAACGCTGGAAGTATTCAGCGTTTTTTGAGTCTATGGACTTACTTACTTTACAGTTTAGTAGTAAACTTAGAGTAGGTTTAAAAGAAATGCAAATAACAATGCATTACCCTAACGTGTTAGAGTACGATGGTAACTTCAGCAATGATTTATTACCGTCTGATATTGATGATATGATTAGGTATAACATAAATGATGTAGAATCTACTATGGAATTATTACATCGTTTACGTAAAGACATAGATTTGAGAACATTTATCGAAAGCGAATACGGATTTAACGCTTATTCTATGGATAGCGTTAAGTTTGGAGAAACCTTGCTTCAAAAGAAATACTGCGAAGCGACAGGTTTAAGCAAAAAGCAGTTGGAAGAAATGCGTTCACCGATGGATTACATTCCATTAAAAGACGTAATACTACCAACTATAAAATACAAAAATCCGAAATTACAAGAAGTTCTTGAAGACATGAAAGGGCAAGTAGTGTATTCAAAAGAACGAAAAGGCTATGAGAAGCAGTTCGTGCTCTCAAATACATGCTATTCGATAGGTGTAGGTGGAATACATTCCATCAATAAACCTCGGATCTACATTCCCAAGGCAGGTCAATTCATAGGTCACGCAGACGTGGCTTCAATGTATCCAAGTTTCATCGTACAATATAAATGGATACCTCGTCATTTGGGAGAAGAATTTTGGCAGGTTTACTCTACCCTGTACTGGGAAAGAATTGAAGCCAAACATAGCGGACAGAAATCTAAGAGCGATGCCCTAAAATTAACTCTTAATTCTGTGACGGGTAAAATGCAACAAGAGACGAGTTGGATGTATGATCCACTCACCGTATTTAAAATACGCATAAACGGACAACTAGTATTATTAATGCTGGTAGATCGTCTACTGGAATTGGGCTGTGAGATTGTGCAGGTCAATACAGATGGTGTTATGTATATAGCTGACAAAACTATCGAAGATAGAATTGGAGAAGCTATCAAAGAAGTTGAAAGCATTACACGTTTGTCTTTTGAGCAAGATCGCTATGAGGCGTTTTATCAGTACGCTGTAAACGACTATTTCGGTGTCGTTGAAGGTTATTCACAATCTCATGACCCCAAACTGATAGAGCGAAAAGGCTCGTTTATTACAGAAAACCGACTTGGGAAAGGAATGGCACCAGTAGTCATTCCCAAGGCTGTAATAAATTATTTTCTAACAAAAGAAAAAGTGTCTGACTACATTAAACGTCAGACAGATATACGAGATTTTCTAATGACGCAACGAGTTGATAAAAAATTCGTAGTAGAACATGGCGATACGCCTGTACAGAGAATCTCAAGGTACTATGCAAGTACCAACGGCAAATACTTATATAAAGTAAAGACCGATGACGATGGAAAGCGACAATATACAAATATGCTAACAAAGTCTGGTGTAACTATACTTAATAAGTTTGACAACCTTCCAATTGAACAGCGTAATATTAATTACCAGTATTATATATCAGAAGCAAATAAGATTATTGAAGATCTTAGATGTGTTCAGTTGGAGTTATTCTAGTAACCAACTTGTATATCAACGTATTTAAGAGATGATTATAGAATTAAACACAGATCTTCTCAATGTAGAAGATAATTTGTCTATGAATCAGTTAGTATTCCTAAGTATGATATTGGATAAGAATCAAAAACCAAATAATCAAGACGTCCGCAAATTAGTCAGCCTTATTAGCGACGATGAAATATCATACTTACTTAATCAAGATCTCATCACCTCGATAGAGAGAGATGATGCTATTGTTTATGGAGCTGGTCAAAAGCTTACAAACTTTCTTAATTCTAAGAGAGGATACTTTGATCAATTTTACGAGCAATATCCCGTTTACGTATTACGACCAGATGGCTCAAAAGGCTATTTGAGAGCTAACGTAAACAAATGTAGACGTATGTTCGATACTATATGTGGAAATAGTTCAGCTATGGCAGAACATCTAATAAACTGTCTTGACTATGAAGTTAAGAAAAAGATGTCCACAGGTAAAATCGGATATATGAAAACAATGTGGAGATGGTTAGTAGACCATCAATGGGAAGAGATTGAAGAAGAGCTGAAAGATACTGATAAAACAGTAAGTGCTTATGGAACAGATATTATCTAACATAAGACCGATGTCTGTAGTAGCTCAAGAAGCTATTAATTACATTTCGGGTAGAAGAGATCATAGTATGGTTTCTTTAAAGACGAGATGGAATAAGTTAAATAAGCAATGTATGGGAGGCATTGAGCCGAATACCATATATACTTTTGCTGGAATAAGCGGATCAGGGAAAAGTTCTCTCTGTAACACGCTAACTACTGATATCATAGACCTTAATCCTGAAGAAGATGTAGTAGTTTTAAATTTCTCATTAGAGATGGTTGGATTTAGGCAAGTTGGAAGAACGCTTTCGAGTAAGTTACGTAAAACGACTTCCACCTTGTATAGTGCGGAAACGGACCTGGATGACAATACCTTCAGAAAAGTCATTGCAGTATCTAATCAGCTAAAGGAATACCCCATTTACTTTGTAGATGATCCGGGTACTCCTATGCAGGTAGAACAAACCATCAGGGCTTTCTATAATAAGTATGTGAAAGGCACTAATAAGCATTTCATAATTACTTATGATCATACGCTATTGACTAAACAAGTTGGTTCTGTAATAGAAACAACTAGTGAGCTTGAAAAAGTTTTCATTAGAGTCAAAAAATTACCATTAACGTCGGTGATACAAATAGCGCAGATGAATCGAGAAATAGAGAGACCAGAAAGGATTAACAATCCGTCGGCGCAATATCCGATGAGGAGTGATTTATCGTCATCCGACGCAATGTTCCAAGCAAGCGATTACGTATTCGTCTTGCATCGACCAGAGATATTGAATATACTTGAATATGGTCCAAATCGTTTACCTACTGAAAACAAAGTATACATGCATTTGCTAAAAAACAGAGATGCTGGTAAACCGTGTATACTAGAATTCGAGAATGACCTCAAGTACAATAATTTGATCGAAAGTTAACTGTCGTGATGGCAGGGTTTAACATTTAAATAGGCTGAATAATTATGAAACGATATACTATTAAACTGAATAAGGATAACTCTATTTTTCGTACCAATACCACAAATGCTAGTAAGGCTCTTGATGACCTTATTCTTGGCAATATGATTAGTATGAACCCGTATCTTGGTAAGACTAAGAAGATCTATACGACTATTGATCGTAGCGACGATACTCTCGACGCAATGATTAATGAGTTGAATGACAATAAGTATATCCTTATTTCTAATCGTGACTATCGCGGCTATCTGAAGGGCGACTTTGATACAGAGTTTGCAAAGGCCGCTAAGTTCTTGGCTAATTACAAGCCGAAGAAGAACTCTTACAAACTTTATGATGATACTTTCATCAAGTTCTTTGAGGATGAGATTCAGATTGGTTATGACCTGATTCCTATCTATGACCTTATCAGCCCATCTCGCTTTAGCAAGATTGATGACAAGACAAAGAACATTATTATTAACTTTTACATTACGATTAACGGATAATTAATATGCCGATAGTACTACCCACAAAACCAATTCCAGCGGTTTCTTCTAATCCGTCTTATATGATATTATATGGATTACCTAAATCTGGTAAGACATCGTGCCTCGCTCAATTAGAGAACAATTTAATTATTGATCTCGAAGGAGGTACGAATTTCATAGACGCTTTAGCTGTACAAGCTAGAACAATAAACGATTTAGGAGAAATTGCTAGTGCCGTACGTGCCAAGAATGCAGAAGTAGGGCATAATTTCTATAGACGAATCACAATAGACAATGCAACTCGTCTAGAAGACATTTGCATGAGTTATGCGTGTACTTTATACAGACAAACTGAACTAGGCAAGAACTGGAAAGGTACAGATGTGACCACTCTCGCAAGAGGTGCTGGTTATAAATATCTCAGAGATGCTGTTAAAAAAGTAATTGACATGTTCAAAGAACTGTGTGATGAATTCATACTAGTAGGACATGTTAAAGATAGTATTACTGAGAAAGACGGACAAGAAGTTAATGCTAAAGAGATTGACCTTGTTGGAAAACTTGGAAAGATCGTCTGCGGAATGGCAGATGCCGTAGGTTACGTATACCGTAAAGATAATGAAACACATATATGTTTTAAGTCTGGTGGTGACGGAACTATTATGGAAGCTCGAGCAAAACACATTGCCGGAAAAGACATCGTTATTGCTACAGGCAATGAGGATGGAAGTATAACTACTTATTGGGATAGAGTTTATAAACCTGTATAATTTAATTTTTAAGGGAAGATAATTATGTATAGTACAAAAACCGCAACTGTAAATAATACTGAGTTCAACAGTGCTTATATGCCAGTTGGAATCAACGAAAATATCACACTCAAAGAAGTAAATGTAAATAAGACACCTAATGGTCGTGATTTCTTGGAGATTATCTTTGAGAATGAACAGGGTCAGACAGCAACTATGACCGAGTGGAAGAACGAGAAGAATATGTGGATTAAGACTGATGAAGATCTTCAGCAGCGCGATAATCAGCAATTCGGTCGTATTCTACAGGTTATTGATGCAGTAAATGGTCAGCATTCAGATTTTGAAGGGTCGTCATTTGTAGAGATGATTAACTGGGTTAAAGCTCAGTTAACATATCCTACATCTGCTGGAAATTCTCTTCGTCTGAAAGTTGTTTATGATAAGAAGGGCTATACGAAAGTTAGTTCTCTTGGTGTTTTCGTTGAACCTATGAGTGTAGAAGAGTCTCAGATTAAGCTTTGGAAGAACGATCTTCTTGAGCGACCCGTCATAGCAGACCGCGAAGACGATCCGCTCGTAGCTGCAGCAAATGAAGCTGTAGCGTTAAACGCTCCGGTAACTGAGATAACAGGTGCTGACGACCTGCCTTTTTAAGGTAACTGTCAGTGGTGGATGCTGATAATTCAGCAAGCCTTTGGTATGTATGGTATCCTTAGCACTAGTTATGCTGTGTTCTGGAGAGGGGTTCAAATCCCCTCCATACTACACCCGTCCCTTGAAGTGAGAAGTGTAATTCATACAGAGTGTTAAAGGGTTAACTATGATTATACGAAATAGAAGAGGGAATGTCGTTGCGCAACTCACGCGATGAACGGCGGCGCAAGGTAAGATTACTTGCAATGAGGAGGTGCCAGTTCAAATCCTCCTCGAAATGCTCCCATGATGGAAATGGTAGACATGAGGGACTTAATGAAAATTTGAGTGCTATGGCGAGAAATCCCATAGTAGAATCTCCTAAATTCGGTGGAAATCCTTTGCGACAGAAATTTAAGGCTGTCTAAGTTAAAGCACTAACCAATAATGTGTAAGGACTATACCGATCGAAAATAAGAATAAATTCGAGGTTAAGGTCAAGGTGGAAGTTATAATTGTAGAATAATTCTTATAATCGTGTAGAGACTGAACGGGAGATACCTAAGTTGAAATTATACTGAATAAACTTCTCCAAGAAAGCATTAAGAGCACTTAATGTAGACGAGGATACAAGAAGAAAAAGGTATTACTTGCAAGAATTTCAATATGGTACTGAGACAGCCCAGACCACAACAACTTAATTAGTCGCCAAGCGTCTGAAAAAGTTGGCTATGGTAACATAGTGTGGTAGGAAAATCCCTTGGCTGAAAAGCTGTGCCGGTTCGAGTCCGGCTGAGAGCACATTATGAAAAAGTACATTAAACCAAACACAGAAATTATCAATATACAACAATAGCAGCTACTTGCAACATCTGTAGAAGATGTAGAGCAATGTAACTGCTATGAGTTTATGGAAAATGGAGGCTGTAGAGGATGTCATGGAAATTGCGGATGCAATCATTGGGATCCAGAAACAGGTGAAATTATTCCAGGATGTTGATGAAGATAGAAATTGATTATAATGGCAGTATTGCCAAGGTAAGAATTGACGGAAAATATTTTTCGCAATTAAGTGGTATGAAACGATCTCAGGTTATTACTGGCCTTAAAGCAGTATTAAAAAACTTAGAAAAGGATTCTATATATCCTTTCTAAGTTGCTCTTTTGAGCATATGGGTATTAGGAATACTAGTTATAGGCCTACAAATCCGGCAACGCCGTACTCGCATTAAGTTGTGTCTGATTCAAGTTCAGAATACCCACAATACAAAACGCTTATAAGCATGTATAGTACGAAAACAGCTATTACCATGAGTCTAAAAGACTTAATGGAAAAAGTGGACGACTATGACATATATTCGTATTATCTCGGTTCAATTAAACCAGGGAAATTAATCAATAGTCCTTTAAGACCAGACGACAAAGTGCCGTCTTTTGCTATATTTAAGAGCAAAACAGGAGGACTGTTGTTTAAAGACCATGGTACTGGAGAAAGCGGTAATGCTATTAAGTTTGTAAAACTATATCGACATATACAATCTCGAGAAGAGCTTGAAAAAGAACTTTTGAGAATTGTAAGGCGTGTTAATCCAAATAAGTCTGTGCGTAAAAATACGTATTCATATAAGTACGGACCAACTCAGACAGATATTGGAATAGTACGACAACCATTTACTAATGTCGATAAGCAATATTGGAAACAGTTTCACATAGGTACTGATACATTGAAGAAATTTAATGTGTTTAGTATAAAGTATTTTCTTTGTAATAGTGTCGTCAGAGGTACCTACAAAGAAACCTGTCCTATGTATGCGTATAAGGTTTATGATAAGTTTAAAATTTATAGACCTTTAGCCTCTAAGTATACTAAATGGCGGACGAATCTGACAAATCGTCACGTTCAGGGACTTGCCGAGTTACCAAAGGAGGGTGGAAATCTTCTCATAATAACTAAATCGTTGAAAGACGTTATGAGTTTATACGAGATGGGATATTACGCAATAGCTGCGTCAAGTGAAACTACTTTCATTCCAGAAGACATACTAAATGATTTACACAAAAAGTGGAATCATATCGTAATACTCTATGATAGAGATAGAACGGGTATGTTAAGAGCCAGAGAATACGGAAAACATTACAAATTAGATGCCATATTCGTACACAAAAGGTTTAACGCTAAGGACGTATCAGATGCTATTATGCTTAACGGATTTAGCGAAGTTAAAAATTGGTTGAACAAAACATTACAAAGATATGATTAATATAATAGTAGCAAGCTTTGTATTTTTTGTACTTGGGTACTTCATACGTAAAAGAGAAGAACCTAAGATTCAAGAAATAACAGACGAGTCTCCGATGTTAAAGTTTAAGTTTGGTGGAAAAACATATGTAGTATGGAGGGGAGTTCTTAACAAAAACAATCTTCTTATTACGACACTAGACAAAGACAACCCGTTAGCATCTATGTTAGCAGATTGTGTAACGTTTAACAGTGATGGAAGAATAATTAACGTATTCCCAAATTGTCCTTGTGAATGAATAAGGGAAGAGTTAAAAATGCGACAAAGGTCAGTAAGTACGGAATAGATTTTAGAAGTAAACTCGAACTCTATACTTACGAAGCTTTTATGAACGCAGGGATACCTGTTAAGTATGAGCCAAAGCATTTTACGCTACTCCCAAAATTCGAATATTTAGGAGAAAAAATAAGACCTATAACATATCTACCAGATTTCATCGGAAGAGGATTCGTAGTAGAATGTAAAGGTCTTATGGGAGATTCTTTTCCATTACGTTACAAGCTGTTCAAGTATTATCTGAAAAGACACCGCAGTAAAATGCAGTGCTTCTTAGTAAGAAATCATAAGCAAGTTGATGAAATGATCGAGTCACTAGTTGCAAAAGGTTATGGAAAACAAAAATAAATTTATTAAAGTAGGAAATACTGTATCGTTCAGACCTGTAACAGATGGTTTGGACTATACTCTCGAGGCTAATAAATGTTATACGGTTGACATAGACCGTTGGTCTGACGCAATTAATTTAACAATAGCCCCAGATCTACAAATGCCGAATAAAATCTATGAGACTGACGATGTGTCTAAGTTTATAGATAAAGTGCTTAAACGATACGATAGTGTCGAAGCAGGAACTGTAGGCGTAATGCTTTCAGGTCTTAAGGGTTCGGGTAAAACCATTACTGCAAAGAATATCGCTTTGAAGTCTAATTTACCCATAATCTTGATAGATAAAGGATTCAGACCTTCATTGTTGATTAAGTTATTTAACATGCTAGCTGAAACTGAAGTTTGTGTGTTATTTGACGAAATTGACAAACTAAGTGAAGACTATGATGATGATTATCTGTTAAAGATATTAGATGGCGCAAATACTTCTGGTAAGAAGCTTGTATTGTGTACATGTAATGATCCTGACGATATCAGTGAATACCTTAAGGATCGTTGTTCTCGTATACGTTATTGGAAAGAGTTCGATAAAATGAACGCATCCATGATTCAGACGATACTTGAAGATAAGTTGAATGATAAAACTGAAGTAAAACCTTTATTGGATTTTATTTCGGAAAAGTTTGACGTAACAAGTTTTGACAACATTAATAGTTTTATTGATGAAGTTAACATGTACCCAACTGATTCGTTCGAAGAGTTATTTGAGGATATGAATTTGTCTAAGAAATGATGGATATATCTATACCGTATTACGAGGATCGTACACGTATAAGCAATTCTAACATAGGCTGGTTTCTGAATAAGGGGCCAGCCTATTTGCATAGGATGCTGACAGATCCGCCACCCGAAGAAAGTAGTGTGGCGTTAGAGCGTGGAACAATGATTCACGAGTATCTGTTACAGCCTGAAGAGTTCCAAAAAGACTATGTTGTCTGGGACAAAAGTAGACCTTCTTCTGCCCAACAGGAGAAGTTCTGTCAGGCTCTAGTTAATTCTATTGAAATAGAGCCAAATAAAGCCGTTCTAAGCGCTTATAAACAGTGCTATAGTGTAACTGGCAAGAGCGAAGATAAAATGCTCTCAGAAGGCCTTAAAATAGCCTCTACGTTAAAGGATTATATCGATTTCCTTAAGTCAAACGACCAGAGGAAGATGATATCAATCTGGGATGTTAAAATGCTTGAGAAAATTAAGCAAAATATTCAATCTCACAAACTTGCTTCTAAGTTATTAGAGGCACCTGCACTGGAGACAACTGAGCCGTTTTTAGATGTACCAAAACCAGGTACTATCATAAGGCAAGTTAGTCATGAGTTCCACATAAATTGGGAATTTGAATGGAACACCAATGAAGAAGATGTTCATGTGCATTGCAAATCTTTGTTAGATAGCATTACGTTTGACTTTGAGAATAAAGTATGTACTATAATGGATTTAAAGACTACACAAAAGTTGTGGCACTTTGAAGACAGTATGGAACAGTATGATTACATGAGGCAGTTAGCATATTATATGATGGCTGCCAAATGGTATCTTAAAAACGAATGTAATGAAGATGCATCTGAATGGACTTTTAAATTCTACATTATAGGAATCGATACAACAGGTTCGTATGATATACGAGTATTTAAGTTTGATGTGCTTAACATGATTGTGCCTACGGGTAAAATCATAGATGCTTTAATCGATATAGATTGGCATATATCTAACAACAAGTGGGAACACAGTAGAAGTTATTACGAAGGTGATGGCTCTGAAATTTTAAAACTAAAATAATACAACTATGAATACAAATTACGATAAAGAACAAACTAACGAAGTTTTAGTAGAAGACAATTTTAATGAAGTTTATGATGATGAAATCATCAACGAGGTTTATGACGACGATGACTTCAATGAAGTTTATGACGATGATGAACCTATTTCTATAAATGAGTTTTTTAAAAAGATCGTTAGTGAGTAAATTTGAATTTTTTGTACCTCAGTTAGTGAATAATAAAAAGTTATTATTGAATAAAGACTATGATATGTCTATTCAGAATGACTATTTTGTCGTTCATTACAAACCAAAAAGTAAAGCGCAGCTATGGTGGTTAATGTTTGAATCCGAAAAGGAAGATAACTATTCCATGGCTACGTTTGACTATACCAGCAAGTATGTTTTAAGGGTTTATTATAAAATTCCAAATTCAAAAAAGCTGTTAAAGTCATTAGTTTTATCTTGTGACGATACGGCTTGGCCTTCGTATGTATTTACAGAAGCGATTGAATTTTGGAAAGGGTGTTAACAAAAATCCCCGGCCGCTCGTGAGAGTAGTCGGGGATTTATTTTTTTTATTACTTTTGATGCATAATTTGATGTTTAAAGTAATTATCTTTTTGTCTAGCTCCATAGTAATCTTTATATAAGTTACTAGCAGGAACCATTTCAAATAATGCTTTTGTACCTTTTGTCCAACGCGTATTTGTAAATGGTATATCTCTGCCGTATGCAGAGTTTTTTCTATACGTTTTAGAATATTCATCTAATTCGCTATTGTCACTGAAATCCATGTATTTATCACCTAGGTTCGCTCTTTGAGTAATAGAATTATATATAACTGCAGGCGTAGCTTGCAATCCTTCTTTAACTCTATCCATGAGATTTGTGGCAGCACTAGCAGATTTGAAGTTCTATAAAACGTCGTCAAATCTATACGCATTGAATTGCTCCCATTGGTATTTATGTAACGCGAACATTAACATTTGAAGCAAATACCAATCCTTCTCGTCTTCTACCCAAGGAGATATGATATACTGTACAAGCCATGCGTACATCCTGTAATAACTAATCTCTGCGATTGTCCTGACGAGATGTTGACGTCTTGTTCTAGACAGAAGATAATCTCTATCGTTTTGATTATTTTTAAATACTTTATTATAAGCTTTATAAGACAAAGCTCCTCCAACAGTACCTATTGCTCCAGTTATAAGACATGCAAACGGACCAAAAATTGGAGATAAAAATGTACCAAGCATTCCTAATAAAAGACCGTTCATGACTGCAGATTCTAGTCTTCCTCCTTCTTGATTCATCTCTTCTCCGGGCTTTATTATACTATATTTTAAGCAGTTTACTAAAGCTGTTCCTACAGACCTAAACTGTCCTTGGTTATATTGCCTTGTGTCATTATCCCAAACGGTAGGTCCATAACGTTCTTGTAACATTAACGGTAGATACTGTCTGTGCATGATTACACACGCACCCAAGAAGTTTGTAGAAATTTGACTTTTTTGTTCTTCTGTCGGAATACCGTCAGCGTTTTCAGCGTATTTTAATATACGACTGTGGACTACGTTTTCAACATCGTCATACGCTTTCTTGTATTCGTCATCTACAACAACATCAAATACCTTTTGACCATCCTCATTAGTAAACTCTTTTACTTTTAATAAAGTATATAAGCTCTTTGAATGTTTAAAGTCTTTTATTATATTACGAAGTTCTTCTTTAGATTTATTTCTATTCGCGAATCTTACGTCTTCTTCTGTTTGAAATTCACCTTCGTAATATCTGTAAGACAGTAATACGGCGGTCATAATGTTAGATTTTATTATAAAATCACAAGCAGACAAGAACGAAAATCCACTAGTTACAGACTTAGCTACACGCTGAGCTCTATTCCAATTTGACCTCTTAAACTTCTTACCAGCTTGGTCTGAAACATTAAAATGTTCCATTAAGACCTGTAATTTATTGCCAGACCTATTGTTCGCTACAAAAGAACCTTCAGACAATGATTTTACAGCTTCCCATGTTGTAAGAGTAAATGCAGCTGCGAAATCGGCTCCAGAATATCTAGCACCACCGGTAATAGATCCTGTTATAGCGTTCATCAAGTGAACATGAGCCGCAGTTAAAAGTCCAGCCATTGCAATAGTAGGTTTAAAACCTAAGTTTACTAACACAGCTATATCTCTAAACAAGCTACCTAATTTACCCCAATTCACAACGATATTGTGGTTAAATATATTAAATTCTTGTCTTCCACGCTAAGCTCTGCGGTTATACATGTTTCGATCTAAAAATTTTTTAGCCGCATTATACGTTCCGGTTTTTTCACCACTAACGTCCGCGTTTGTATATTGTAGCTTTCCGGTTGTCAAATTTAATTTCTTGGTAGGATTTTGATATTTTCTTTTTGATAATATGTCTAGTAACAAATCACATTTATCTTTAACCTAGCTTCGTTCTTTATATCTATAAGATTGTCTTACAGATTGATATAACATATCAGCTAAATCCCATGATACTTGTGTAGGATCTTTTAGTTTTCCAAGATAGTACTTAGGAATAACACCAAGATCGCTACCATCAGCTTTAGCACCGTACATACTAGACCCAAATACCGCCTCTTGCTAGAATCCGCTTTCGTCGAATTGAGAAACGAGTTGTTCTAGAGTTTGTCCAAAATCAACATCCTCCATCATACCCTACTCGTACGCTATTCCAAACTTGTTTCCAACATGTTCGGCTAAAACACCAGCGCTAGTTTTAACCTGCTGTCCTATACCAGAACCTTTTCCGCTCTTCTTTTGCATTTTTTTATTTAGAGTTCCGGTTATACTTGGTAATAGCCACATGTCGAATTTGGTTTCGTAATTCTCGGATATCTATCTGTTTACTTCTAGTGCGGCTTCGTATACAGCTTTTAATGTTTTAGAATTTTGTATTTTTTTATACGCCGCAGAATTGTCGTAAGAATAACCGTCGTCTGAAACCTTTTTTGGAATCATTGATACGTCATAGTCTTCATATTTTTGATATTCTTTATCTTTAAGGACGTTATCTTGTTCGTAATCGATATAAAAATCTCCTGGAATCAGTTCTATATATTTACCATAATATTCAGGCTTTTCGACAGGTCTCTAAAACCAACTATTTATTCTATATTCTATATCATCCTCGTCAATATAGAATCCGGTAGTAGTCTCAAATAACTCATAAACATCTTCTCCTGCAAGTGCAGCCTGTTGTCTAGCTTTTTCCCATAATCTAGATCCTATAAACTAAACTCGTTTTTGAATTTGTTCTCCGTAAACTTTAGACATCGCTGCCAGTGCTGGATTTTGTTGTTTTGCAATATTCTAAACTCGTTTAATTTCATTATCTATTTTCTTAATTTCTATTCTAGTAGAAATAGATAATAGATTCGGATCTACTTCTCCGTTGCTTTTATATCTAGCAGGTCTTAACAAGTCCTATTTGCGCTCTTTCAGCTTATTATACAACGCGCCGCCATCTCCGTTTACTTCATAAAGAGGCGTATTTCCGCGCATTCCTCGCTCTATTTCCGCAAATAATTTAACATTTCCATCGCTATCACGCTTCCACTGCTATCTACTGTGTTTAATATCCCAATCTCTAAGTTTATTGAAGTCAAAATTGCCTTCAATACCTTTATCCATTTCGGCTTTACCTCCGCACTCTTCTATTATTGCGTTTCTACGCTGCCTCCAGAGTTCTACATTTCTAGCTGCCAGCTAGTCTTCATGAGAACCGTATTTTTCACGAAGAGCTTTTAAATCTTCGTCAAGTTGACGCCACTCGACAGCTATTTGATATTCTGGAGTACCTTCTACTTTAAGAGTATTCTATTCAGTATATAAACTTTTACAACGTTCTCTTTCAGAGTACAACGACTATAATCTAGTAAAATCTTCATCTGTAAAATCTGGAAATTTGTCCTATTCTCCATTAGGTAGCGTATATTTAGCCTTAATTGCATTTATTTCACTGTTTATTCTGTTTCTAGTTTGCTCAGTCAAATATGAGATTTTGTTATACGCTGCATAATACTCAGGAACGTACTTCCTATGACAGTTTTTAGACAGCCAGTCATTTCGCTCTTTATTCCACTTTTCGCGAATTTCCTCATCGTCAGGAGACCTTCGATTCTCTTCGCCCAACCCGTACTTTTTATTTAGTTTTTTAAGAAAATCGTTATATCTATTCCAGAATTTACCAAAATTCAATTCTCGAACCATATACTGAGTAGTATTGCCGTCTTCGTCAAGTTCGTACAGACTTTTTATAGATTCTGTCATTTTTAACTCTCCGATGAGCTTCTATAGTTCTGACACTTTTGAATAAGCTTGTCTGTCGGCACTATGATTTGCATTAGTAACAATAGTAGACAATGCCCTAAGTATTTCATCTTTAGCTCCGTCAATAGAACCTACCCACTAGATAAATTTATTAGTATCGTAATCTATCGTATCTAGAGTACCGTAGTCTTCGAGATACGCCATCATGTCAAGAGAGTTAGTTTCTTTTCCAATCTATTCTAGAATGTCCCTTCCACTGACACGCATTATATTTGTAAGATAGTCTATACTTTCAGATACAAGACTTCTACATATTTCACATGCTTTTTTAATATCTTTATATGACTTTATAATAGAATTCGGATCGGTAGTATTTTTGCCAAGATCTTCTTCTCTTATATTATTCAGTGCGGAAGATAATTGTTGTAAGATAGCGTCATATGCATAAAATGTATTATGTACATAATATCCATATTCAGATTCATCCATGGGTCTCCATGCACCAGTTTCTGTCCTATATGTTTTAATATATTTTAAATCTTCTAAAAGTTGTGGCGTAAGTTGATCTAAAAATTGAGCAATCGCATCAAATGATGAAATTTGAGTTTCATCGGCTGCGAACATTTTAGATTGTGCTTCAGCTACACGTTGAGCCCTTAGCTTAACGTCCGGCGCCATTTTAGAACTCTTTGCTCCCTATGCACGTCTTGCTAAAGCAGAAGAAGCGTACGCTCTAAACTCAGACAAATATTTATTTTCGATATCCTAAACACCTCTAAAATTATCCCAAGCGCTTCGTATAATCGTTGTAAGTGAATTAAATCTGTCAGCATTATCGAAATAAAACTAAATCGTCTTTGCGCTCTCAGCTAGTTGTTCGTAATTTCTAACAGTCTCTGAAGTTCTATTATATATAGCGTCTTCAAGTTGTTTGTCAGTAATATTACCTTTTCTAATTTGAGGCATTGCAAATATATACTATATCACTTGATTTTGATATAAGTTTAATTTGTCCTATGCAAGATTAAACACATTCTTATTTACTAAGAAATTAGTAACAGAATTAATAAACTTCTTTAACGCAAGTATAAGCTTACTGTTTTTTTGTCTATCTAATTCTTTAGCCTTAGCCATAAATGTATTTCTGACGGCATCGTCTGACATATATACAGCCACGAATTCCCTAGGATCGCTTAATGCATATGAAACATTATTTACGTTTAATCTGCTATAATTATATTCCGGATAGATTTTAGTCAAAAGATTAAATAAATCTAAAGTGTTTTTCTTTAGCGCCTTACCTTCTTTTGTTTGTGGATTATCCCACTCTCTTAGCGTTACTCCGTGAACGATTTCGTGAATAATCTGCTCTGATAAAAACTAATTACTCACCTTACTTGCCATAATCGGATCTATAGCTATTACAGTTTGACCGCTCTTATCAATATAAATAGCAGCAACTTCCCCTGTATCTAAAGATTTAAAAATTACAGGTATATCGTGAAGAAGTAATGCATTTATTAGAGGTTTATTAAATGCAGATATTGTTTTATTAGAAAGCATCAATTGAACTAATGACTGACTATTAACTGCGTTACCAGACTATAAAACATCATACAAGCTTCCAAAAAACGAATTAACATCTGCTTTTTCTACAAGATTTTCAGCATCTACTTCCTATAGTATTTCGGACGATTTGTTATCAGAAGGTTTTTGTTTAGCAGGAGTTACGTCTAAATCGGGCTCTCCGTTTATATCAAGTTTAGTGTGATATCTTATGTCATCATTCTCGGTAGAGAACTCTCCATTATTATCAGTAGCTGATTTGATTTGGTTTGGAATATCTTCGACACGCTCATATGTCGATATGTTTTGCCAATCTCCATACTTTTTTACAAAATCTTCAGAATAAATCTCAGATTTTTCTATAATTGCAGCGGCTCTATTTCCATTATGTTTCTCTAGATATTTTTGGAATAATATAGAAGGTTCGCCATTTGGTGCTCTATCTATTAAATTTCCGTTATTTTTATCATATATCATATAGGTCGCTTCCATGGCTGAAAAGTCTCGTCCAGTTCGCTGATTTCTCAGCTCACTGGACCTAAACTCTTCTTCTGATAAGGGCGCTCCCCCAAATGATTCGACCATTTCGTTAAATCCGTCGAATACTTCTTTATTTTTATAATTAGGACAAAATTTCATAATTAACAACTTTCATTATTTGGTTTAACACCCTTCTTCTAATTATCTTCGACATCTTTTATTATAGACGGAACTTTATCAACCGGACTGTCTGACTGTTTTGTAGTTTGACCAGCAGGATTGTTCAACGGAGTAATGTCTTCGACATCATCGTCGTCTTCAGAATTAGCTAAGCTGTTCATAAAATTAAAAGGCGTGGCAACTTCGTCATCATCCTCATCTTCAACGTTGGCTAATTTATTTACAAAAGACATTACATCTGCAGCAGTATTTACATCCTAGTCATCTTCTTCAACGCCTTCTTGATAATCATCAATGATGTCTTCAGTATCATCGATAGAACTATAATCAAAGTATTCTTCAGCAGACAAAGTCTCAGAATTAAGATTAGAATACTTTTCTTTAAGAGCGTTAAGTGTAGACTGATGATCTAGTTGTTTATCTTTTACAAACACTTTTATTTTACTGTGACTCAAAGAACCTCCAAGATCATCATATAATGATATAGCGGCTGATACTATAGCTGGACCAACTTCGTTATCTTCAACATTAATCTAATTTATGGTAATACTGCTGTTTGCACTATTAACTAGCGCATTTATAATATTACCGAACATTTTTGATGTAAGATATTGTTCGCACATCGGCCTAAAATCATTAGTTTTTCTATATTCTTCCGCAGCTTCATTAATTTGGTCTACAGTTAGCTCAGGATTCTCTTGCAGCAAATAAGCTTTGTAATTTTCAACTTGAGCATTTGTATAATCCTAAAGGTCTTGTTCAGTAGCGGAAATGGGTTTACTACATAAGAAAGACACTCTTTGGTCATTCCTCGAAGATAAATTCTAAAGCTGTTTTCTAATCTGATTTCCCATTTCTGCAGGGTCCTAACCACTCTATATATCAATATATATCCTATCGTCTCGTCTATTTACTTGATATCCGTCTAACAGTATTACAATATCTCCGACTGTATTAGAAATATATTCAGCTGGATTTTTGGTTTGTATAAATCTAGTAGTACCATCATTTATTGTAAACTAATCGATGTCTACTTTTACCGTCGGTATAAAGAATTCGTCTGTAGGAATCATTGTTGTGGATTCGAACGTAAAAGAAACCAAACCTTTATTTTCTTCAGATACATTCTATAAATAATCCGTCAATGCTTTTCTAGATTGCGAATCTTTTGAATAAAAATCAAATACGTCAGGCAGATAGTTTTGTCCAAATAACGATACCGTACCTCTATTTTGACTAGTTCCGTATTTAGAATATCCAAAATAAAATTCATATAGATGAGTCTTACCTCCATGCATTCCGGCAGTCTGTATTGGAACATATACCCAATGAGTAGGTTTAGCTTTCTATTTACCTCCGGCGGTTATTTTAACCTAACCGACTCTGTGATATAATACAGTCGTGTCACCTTTTATTATCTTCATGTACGGAGCGTTCTGCCTATTCGTAACTATCAGACCGTAAGCAAGCTTTCCGTTCGATAGTCTGTAAGGAACTGCCTTATGTTCTCCGTAGTTTAACTTATCTATAGTTTTAGTAGAAAATCTACCTTCTACATACTCGGGAACTATATTATTATCGTAGAACATATTTCTCGAAATAATATTCATAAATACATCGCTTATTCCACCGCTTAACGAGTCATATTGCATTGCTAATGCCAAATCTCGCTTACTAGATCTCAATGCCTATTTTAACGCGGTGTCGTATTGTGCTCTGTATTTTGCAGGAACTACGTCAAAGAACGAATCTCTAGTACTAGTATCATAAGTAGAGAAGTATGCGTATTTAGCTAGATCTCTAGCTATCCTTCTTATTCGCGGATTATCGTGCTCCAATAACTGATTAAACGCAGATATTAAAATTGCCTGTTTATCAGAAGATCTGTTCATGTGCGAATCGCTAAGCAACAATCTCTTAAAATTAAACTACCTACTAGCGGCTTGTGGTAATACGTACAATAACATTTCGTTTTGTATTTTACCGTAATCGTCTACAAGACCTTCGTAATCTTCTGAGAACGGATCACTCAAAATGTCATTAATTAAAGAACTTAAGTTATCAAAAATGGACGATCTTGAATATTCGTCTTCTGCAGTTTTAAAACCGTAAAGTAATCTATATAGCTCATTACGGATTCCTACGGCAGTACCATCAGCTAAGAAGTTTATAGCTCCTCTGTAATCGTCCTGCTGTTGTTTGTCGAATTTATAGTTCTTTCCATACGATAAGAACGCTTTAAATCTCATAATGTTATTGATAGCACCTGCGATTTTTTGAACCTGTTTGTCGTCATAAGTTGTCTTATAACTCAACAGCGGAGTTTCTATGAGTTTTGAATGTTCTCCGTCGCGTTTTATATGTTGTTTCTATAACACATTTGCTGGTTCGCCTCTGGTAGCAGACATCATTGTTATAAATAAATCTTTAAAGATATCGGTAGATCTCAACGATTGTCCGAACAATATGTCCCGCGTTAATCCAGTAGCAAATAACAACTTATTTTCCAGGTACAGTCCTTCAAAATATTTTCTAAACGGATATGATTTTCCTTCTACTTCGTGTATTTTTTCGTAGTTTTCAATAGACTTTTCGTTATCGTAGATATACCAATTAACGGCATGTTCTCCATATTTAAACGTATTATAATTATTTAAGAAGTTTAAATGCGACGCTATGTTGTTTCCAAACTTTTTGTTATCTATACGAGAAACTTTCACTAATTCAGAAAGTTCGTCTGCGTATTTTTCTATATCGCCGTAAGCCTTGATAGCCAACAATTGAAAATATTTAGATTTAAATTTCTCTAATACGTCAGAAGACTCGTTGTTTTTTATAGCCTATTTTCCAAGTTCGACATCGAATACTTTTATCCATTGAGACTCGTCTATATTATTCTCAACAACTCCGTCATATATCTTTTTATACTTCGCCTTATCCTCTTCAGATAGTTGACCGTACGCCTGTACAAATTCTTCAACTGCCTTTTTTGTATATTTAGAATATACGGTTTTTTTGGTAGAATCGAAAGTATAACGTTTAACATTAGAACCGTCTATATTATTTCCGTAAATACCACTGGCAGAATTAAGTTCATTTGCGTAATCTTTTAATATAGGCTGTGCGATGAACGTAAATGTAGACAATCCCTTTCCTGCACGAATCAAAAAGTTTACGTGATTATACGTCTGTTGATTTACATTAATAGTGAATATATAGGGATCTTTTGCAACGTCTACGTGAGCGTTAACCATTGCAGACAACCAGTCAGAAATACGTATTCCGTCTTGACCCTTAATTTCATTAAGTCTACCAAAATTGTATATGTTTTTACCATAATCCATACACAATCCAGTAAACTGTGTAAGAGCCAAGTTTGTAATATTTAATGCAAACGGACCAATTCCATCTTTACCTGTACTAAACTCAAGTTTTCTCATCGCCTAGAACCACGGAGTCAATTCTTGTGCAGATTGTACGTATTCTTCAGAAACTTCTGCGATTTCATTGACTAAATTATTTTTAAGCTCTTTGGTAACTGTATCAATTGAAGCTCGCGCATTACTAAAGTTTTTAACATCAGTAATAACGTCTATATAATTCTATATAAGAAGATTGCAGATAGCACCTATCTTGTTGCTTCCAGTTTCAGAATTTACATAATCTACTAGAATTTTACTTTTAAGACCGTCGCTCTTAGCTTCCTTGAGCTACTTTAACACATCTTCTGGTAATGCTTGCTAAACTCCGTTAAAATAAGACAGTGTGGCAAGATAAATTTTATCTACGTCGAAGTCAGAACCAGTTTGTGCTGTAAATTCCCTAGGAACTATTATTAAGTCCGCGGATTCCTCCGGTAATACATCGGCAACAGTGAATGCAAATGTAGAAGACATACCCTGCGTAGGTATACGATAACCTACACCAAACGGTTTTGGTTCAGACTAAGAGCCATCGCTCTTCGTACCGTTAATTATGTCGTTATCTATCAACCATTGTCTAGCCTGTTTATATGTCTTATTATTGTAACCAGGTATTATATGCTTAAAGAAATTCATAGAAAGCATTACTTCCATAGAATTATCGTTTTTAAGCCATTTTAATTCTTTTCCTCCGTTGTAATTATGATAGTGCTCTTCTGGCAGTTCGTCTTGCGAAATAGTAGAACTGTTACCGTACCCCGTAAATCCGAATACGGATTGCTAAATTGCACTACCGCCGTTAGTCTTTATGTCTACGACTTCTTTATTTACTTCAGAAGATATTGTATGCTCAAATACATCTCGCTACGGAAGAACCTCTATAGGATACCCGGCCAATATCATTTCTTTAGCAAAAGTTCCAAGGTCGTTAGATTCAACACATTGTAACATCTTGTTTCGGACTGCTCTTCTATTTACAGCATTTCCGTTAAAATATTTGCGCTGTAGATTTTGTTTTCCTATCGTAGTAAGCGCATCTATGGCAGACATTATTTCGTGCCTAATTTCCCTGCCCTTTCTTTTGTTACCGGTATTAAGACCATAAGTTTCCTTGTCTATGATATTAGAAAATAGAATTTTGAACATCTAAGTACCAATAGCTCTTACATCATCTTTATGAGCTTCGGTATTTTGTTGCATTCTAAGATTGTTTAGATCTTGAATGGACACATTTAGTAATTTTTTTCTACCGGACTATGTTACAATCTCATCGTTTTTATAATCAATGCTTGCATTAGAATCATAATCCAATTCATCAGAAATCTAATCTAGAGACTCGGTCTTATCTTGATACGGAGAATAAGTATTTTGATTTAAACCTACTTTTACGGCAGATTCAAATGCTATCATGTCCAATTCATTCCCCGGTCTATTCATACGAGTATATAGTTTTTCTCCGACTGTAGATGTTGCATGAAATCTAAACAGTGGGAATATTGCCATTTTATCGTACAAGGGAACGTTTATCATACCTCCATCGGCAACAGTTTTTGGATCGTTTGCAAAATAAGACATCTTTAGCGGATATAATTGAAGTCTCCTTACGATAGCATTCTTTTTAGGATCTGCGACCCAAGATGGATCGTTTTCCAATATATTGTATGCAATATCGTCACTGTATTCAATTTCTTCATCTTCTCCGTTTTCATTTTTAAATGTTATAAAAGAAGATTCGGTCTACCACGTTCCTAAACCAATTCTAATTTTACGATACAGTTCTGGACGAATTAACACCTGTGCGTCAGAAACGTTTATTTCACTATAAGGATTTGCCTATAATTTAGCATCTTCTTCTACAGCCTTTCTATCGCTTTCTGGCATCTATTTTAGAACTTTTTCAAATACCTCTGCATCAGTATAAATTTTATTTATAAGTTGAGCGTATGAATTGTATTCTTTTTTGGTGTCTTGATTATTTTGTTGTACAAGATCTCTTGCCCACTGTGGTTTATCGTATCTAATCAAGTCTGCTACCAACTGTTGCTTAAACCTAGTTTGTACGGCGTCTTTGTACAAAGATACTGCAATTGCATCTGAGATATTTAATACCGTGTATTTTGAAGATTTCAAGGTTTCAAATCCTTCTCGAGACGTAATATTATCTCCGTACTATGTTCTGATGTTTGTTCCTGGAGAAAGAGTACCGCCTAGACGTTTTATTTTATCGGCCGTCTTATCTTGTAGGATCATTACTTTCTATGTTATGCCGCCGAATTTAACGCTTTTGTATGCTGGTTGACGTTTTCCATCTTTGCCGTTCTTGGTTTTATACTACCATTTATAAAACGCAACGTCGCCAGTATATACTTTTTCTGATTCTAACATCGATATCATTGTGCTAGCAACGTGATTTCCGATAACACTCATTGTGTAATCGTTTACGTATTCAGCACTTCCTGCATACACGTCACTGACGCCTTGTTTTAGTCCACTTTCTGCGAAACGTTTTGCGTATTCGTCAAGATACATCTTTGGAATAGCATACGGTACAATTTTACTAATAGACTCGGTAGTTCCTGGTATAGGCTCATTTTGAACTTTTATGAGATTCAAAGGTCCAGGTTTACTTAATTTTTTTATTTCATCACGAACCCGATTGACCAATATAGAGTTAATATTTTCTTTTATCTACTCTGGATTAGTATTTGCTTTTATCTTTCCTAAGTCAGGAATATCTATTTCTTCGCCATTCTATATTGCCGTTAAAACTTTACGAACCAATTCAAATCCGTCAAAATCTAAATATTCTCCGTCTTTTTGATCTCTAATTTTTGCAAGACCGGATTTAGTACCATTCTTTTCTACGTGTTTCTGATAATTATATACGAACTCTAAAAACTCATTTAAGTTAATCGTCTTGCCGTCCTGAGTTTTGATGTTTATAGCCTGATGAAAATATCTAAATTTACCGCCATTTCCACTAAAATCCATACGTCCAGAAGAGAATTTTCCGTGAAAATTTTTATATCGGCTTGCTGGATGATCTAACAGATCTTTGATATTGTCTCTACTGTAATACTGAATTAGAGATTCTAACTCATCTAAGAAATATCCGTAGAACTGCTCTATTGTCTTTTTTGAAAACTTGGTGTTTTCGTAAGTCAACAGATCGTGCGGCATAGTAAATATATCTTCTGACGCTTTACTCTTCTTTTTATCTTTCCAATGTAAAGTATGATATGTTTTTTTATCCGCCATTGTAGGAAAGATCATATGATTTCTAAACGTATATCCAAGTTTAGATAAATAATCTTCCATTGGAGATATTTTGAAATAGTCGGCACTTTTAGATTTGTCAGTACCCTGCATTCCGGAATATGTACCAAGTTTAAACTCACCATCGTCCAGTCCATACTTTGATAGAGTCCACAAAAGTTTAGAACGTCTTGCGTACGGAGACTTCTTCATCTTTTTAAGAATTTGCTAGGTATTTAAACGCAAATCTCTAGTCCTATCTGAAATGAAATTATTTTCATTTATCGGATAAATATTATTATCTCCAACCCTAACCATAAATTCCTTAGAAGATGGATGCGCAGTAGCATACGCTTCCGCAAGCAAACTTATATCAGAATCTTCTTTATAACCATAATAAACCTAATCTGCAGGCTTGCTTTTTTTACTAGATTTACTTAATATAAACTCGCTCTATTTAGCATTTGACGCATTTATTATCTAATTTATTATGTTTGAAAGAGATCCTGCTTTTTGAGAAGTTAAAATCTCCTATAATATCAATAATCTTGTATAAGGATCTGCAACATCCTGGTTTTTCTCAGACTTAAATGTTAAAAATTGCTCAAACACTTCACTGTCGAACGGTATTCCCATCTTATTTAAGACGTTGTTTAATCCGCACTTTATAGCCTCTATTTTATTGTCTATAGAAGCTTCATCGCTAGGTAAAGGCATTGCATCCTTCTGAACAAGCTGCTTTATTTTTGCAAACGGCTCCCGTATTTCATTTGCAAACTTAGTACTTATTTTGGGTACTCCGTCTTCATAAGAAACAAGACCGTTTTGAACGGCCGTTTTTCCCCACTATCTCGGAAGAGCTCTAATGGCCTATACCATATTATCATTATACAGCGTCCAAATTAAATTTCTGTCTGGCGTTTGTACTACGACATCCTACAAATTATCTTCGTCATCGTCGTAAAGATAATCATCTTCATCGTATGTTATAAATTCTCTAGGATTATTTAATACATATTGTTCGACTTGATATTTAAATGATTTTACTGCAGCTAATATCTGAGTTTGAAGTTGAATGTCGTCTTCTATTTCGTTTAATTTTTCGTGAAGAGCTCTAAAAAATCTATCACTTCTCGCCCTATTGTATACGATACCTCTTATTGAATTTTTAGACCATATTCCATAATCAGAATCTTCGGATGGGTTTGGATTAATTTCGTCGTAAGTCACAGCGCTCCAAAGATTATTCAATATATTTACCCAAGCCTCGTTTCTGTCAAAGTATTTTGGAAAATCGAACATCGAATCTGTTTCAGGAATCCACGCTGGCAAACCGTCAACTCTTTCGTCAAAGTCTAAATTACCCATTTCAACCTGACTTAAAAACAGTTTAGCTCTAAATGCTACGTTGTCTTTTCTAGAAAGGGTCATGTAGTCTATATCCCAAATATTATCCGGACGTTCTCCAGTATCTTTAGCAGTTGTGTCGTCTTCTATTTCGTTTTTATCCGTACTACTTATAGACTTTTCTTTCTTCCAATGAGTAACCATTCCGTATTTTGCGAATATACTATTCACAACTTGTCTAAACGCTGCAGGATTGTCTATTACGTCCTAGATAACATCGCTGTACATAACGTCTTGTTGAAGCTTAAGCTGTTCAATATAAGCATTAAATAATCCCTCATCATGAACTTTGGCTATGTCCTCAGCACTATTTACAGCAAAAGATTTTAGTAATCCGTGTGCCAATCCTTCGGCTACTCTGTAGAATGTATGATAATCTGTAATTGATTTAAAATTGTCTATATTTGAATCTCTAGTTAACGGAGACGTAAATGCAGACGGTGCGATATTTTTCCACGCTTCTCTAAATTCTTTTAAAGATTGAGGATCAAGTTTCGCATTTTTAGAGTATTTTCCATTACGAATATCTTCATATAGCATTCGCAACGCATCCTTTTTTCTAGACGTGTGTATGAAATCTAAAAATCTATTATATATTCTTTTAAGTTTGTTTGAAATGTTATCGGCCTCCATCATTTCTACATACTTTCTAAAGTCGTCGGCCAACATTTCTTCGACATCTTTTAGCTTTAATCCCTTCGTATTAAGTTTTGGATGTTGCCTCAAGTATTCTTTATATATAGCACTTCGTACAGCAGAATTATGTAATAACAAGTTTACGTAGTGAAATGCTTCATGATAGTGTACGCCTCTACCGCCCTGTTTAGACAACCAGATTTGACCGTTTATTGTTCCGTGTACTATATCTGCAGCAGTAGTCATGATACCGTAAGCAGATTCGTCCTAAAGACCTTTTAGTATTCCGTTTACTACAAATATCTGCTCTTCTCTAAGACCTAGTTTGTCCATCAACCATTTTCTTGCAGATTCGTCGTTAAATTTACCAGCAGTCTTTTCTTTTTCAAAGACCTGAGTTATAGTAGATTGTTTATTTTTTATCAATCCTGACGATTGTACAAATCGGACATCAAACGTTCCGTCTTTTTTTGCAAATACGACCGGAACTAACTCTCCACGCTTATACGGGAATTTTGATGCGCTAGGGACTATATTAACTTTTACGTTATCGTTAGATAGCTTGTAACTAGTATGTTCGTTTACACTACCTATTATCTATTTTTTCAATTCTTCCTTAAATTCGCCATCAGGCAACTTAGTATCAACATTTGTGACAACAGCGAATGCGTCAATTAATTCTGAAAAATTGCGATAATGAGACAGTATTGCGCTTTTATCGTTTACAGGCTCAAGTAATGCCCTGGTCAGCTTGCTCTTCACTCCCGGAACTTTACCTTTCAGTAATTTCCCTACGATATCGCTAATCTCTTCCTCTTTAGATTCGTTATTTTTTGCTGCTTCCTCTATAGTAACTACCGGTTTTGTAGATTTTGTTACGGTTTCTATTGCAGTTTGTTGTTTATTTTCAACAGTAACGCCTTGTGCAAATACGAACGGATAATAAATAGGCCTTTTTGGGTCTACGTCATGCATTATTTTGCCAGTTTTTATCATCCAAGACAGTACATTAATTCTAATATCTTCTCCGTCTATCTATACTGTTTTTGGCTCTAATTCTGCACCCTAAAACAAATCATCTCTATCAAATGAGAATATGTCCAACCCACAAAAACTGTAAGTTCTAGATGTTTGTCCGAAGAATATATACTACAAGTTCTCAAAAAGATTGGGATATTGACCAACAAACGATTCTGTAGCAGGACGATCTTTAAAGTCCGTATTGAAATGTAAATTTTTAGCTATTTCTGCGATTGCTGCTCTACGATTTTTTTCAGCTTCCGCATTACTACCAAATAACTAGTCTTGTGTAAATGTTTTATTTCCGACAATTAATACAAATTGTCCAGAGTTATGAGAAGTTTCTACCCAGTCAAATTGTTTGCTCACATAATATGCTCTGTTTTCATCATTCTTAGAGGCTCTATATCTGTGTACGAACAAATTCAACATTTCGTCTAGACAAGACATGTCCTCGTTTGGCATTAATTTTTCATCAATACGACGAGTAATCATGTAGAACAATACTTCTGCAGGCGATGGTAAAAGATTCGATTGTAAATCTATCGTATAACGCGTATTCGGAGATGTAGGATCTGTCTGAATAAATACCGGTTTTATATTAGACGCATCGTTGTTAGCGTATATTATTTTTCCGTCCCTAGTTTGTTGATAATTAAACTTAACTTCTCTAAGTTGTAACGGTGCCGACGTAACCGGTCCAGGTACTTGTAAGTATAACTTACCAGCCTTACCTCCAGTAACATACAACGGTTGATTTTCGTTAAATACGTTTGTTATGTAATATTGATTATCAGACATCTAACCTCTACCGACGCCTATCACAATTTTTCCACTTAATAAAGCTTTGGTCAATGAAGAAGTATCGTCTTCTGAATCTACCAGCCCGTTTTCTCCAGATAATCTTTCGGTTTTTCTAATATTATATTCGTCAGCCTGAGTGTTGAACTTACCATTACTTTGTGCAATTTGCGTAGGAACAACATCAGTTCTATACTATTCTGGAAACACGTAATTGTCTCCATCTTTAGTAAGATACGCGTCTATAATGTTTAATCTAACCTTTTCCAGCTATTCTATAGACCGATCTATTTCTTCTGAAGATAATATTTTTTTGCGCGGATTTATTATGCGATATTGTCTGACAATGTCTTCTTGAGTGTTTTGCTCTTTTAGATCTAGTTTACTAAACCAATCTTTTGCATCTCTAACTAGTTTACGCCTATCATATTCGCTTTCGACATCCCTAGATGCTTCTGGATTTCTTTCTAAGTAATAACGAACCTTCTATTCTGTAAAATCGTCTTCATAGGAATGCCCCTATCCTTGATCGTCGGGTCTAATACCTTTGTCTACGTTCATAGACCTCAGTCTGTCTTTCAGCTTCCAATAGTTTGTAGTTTTATATTCGTCAGAACCTGTTTTTCTACGGAATTTACCAACGGCTCTTAAGAACACCGTATATGAAGCAATGACTTCTCCGTTGTCTCCCGTCTCTTGAATTACCAAACATACCGTAAAATCTTGTGGATTGTCATACCCAGTAACTTCTGGATTTCCACATACAATATAAAACGTTTTTATGTTTTTGCCTTTTAGCCAACCCTTTTGTTCAAGTTTTTTAGAAAGTTCAGCTCCGGGTTTTCGGTTTGGAAGGTTTATGTCTTTGTCGTTTAACTTTAATTCTGCTAATTCTTCTGTGTCTTGATAAAAGAAGGTTTTTGATACATAATCACGTAAAACTTCACTGGACGAAGTTACTGCAGCAGAATTTATCGCATCCATTTCGTAATCGAATAGCGTAGATTCCACTAAGTCACTGTCGTCATACACTTCCACTATGTCGGAATCGTCGTCGAACAGTTCTTGAGACTCTTCATCGTCATAAACTTCGTTAATGTCGTCATCGATTTCATCATCTCCAATGTAGTCTTCATCAGCTTCGTCTGCAGAAATTTTAGGAAGATCTTCTGAATAATTATCGCCTAATTCGTCGTCTATGTTATCGTCCGCCGGTTCGTCAGCGTGAGGTTGATTATTTAACGGCTCTCCTGTATCATTGTTGGTTGCATTATCGTCAATGGTTTTCTCATTTATATCAGGATCTTCCTCTGTTCTCGCTCCTGGGTTTATTGCAACTCCAACGTTTGTTTGTATTTCTCCAGTGTTGTTTGGGTTAAACTCTATTGTATGAATTTGCGTAATGTCCGCAGATTCGTCAGAAACACTAAACCCGTCTGGTATTGTCAATCCTGGAAATGGCGTACGTTCCCCTGTGGTAGAATCCGTCATTGTGTATTCAATTTTTATCACAACCTCATCTTTGTTTTCTGATTCATTATACACAGGAGTTCTAGTCACATCTCTAGTTATAGTTCCTTGTGGAGTAGTAGCTATTATAGTACTGCCTTCTGGCGTTTCTGTAATCGTACCTACTGTATATGTTCCAGACAAAAACGGGTCTATTCCAGAATTAATCAAATCGCCATCGTTATTAAAATGCGGCACACTGTTTGTAAGCTCTTTTTCTATTCTACTTTCATTACGATGATAAGCGCCAATAACATCTTTTTCAGGAATTCCATCATTGATGGCGTCATTCATTGCTTGATCGTTCTCTGCGTGCGTAGTTGCAGAATCCATGCGATCAATATAAGGCTTTGCTGCGTTTTTGTCAGATGATTCTTTTTCAGCAGAACTTTCTTCATCTGCTGGAGCTTCTTCTACTGCAGGCTCTTCTTCGTCTTCAGATTGCTCTTTCTCTTCCTGCTGCCTTTTCTATTTCTCTCTCAGTCTTTTTTGACGTTCACTTGGGGCAACACCTAAAAAGTTTTCTGCTTCCTGTTCTGCAGAAGATTTTTCAGAAGAAGATTCTGCTGCAGATTTAGGTTCTTCTGCACTTTCTCCTTCCTCCGGACCGAGTATTTCTTCCTCGGCGTTTTTTACTTTATCTACAATGTCCTCTTTAGCAGCCTCGTCGCCTTCTGATGCCCTATCTACTTCGTCTTCGGTAATAGGCTCTCCTTTTACAAATTCTCTATGGGCAATTTTCATTCGTTTCTGAGTATCTTCATAATCATACTCAATTATTGCCCTTCCCGCATCTTTTAGAGCGTCAGTAAGTTCTTCTAACGAATTTACGCTACGCTCTAATTCTGGAGTATTTTTCCAAGAATCAAGAAGTTTCTGATATTTGTCGTATGCCTATCTTAATTGAGTTCTTCTATTTTGAACATCCACAGAATATGCGCCGACGTACTACTAAATTTTAGTAAATTTCGGCTTACCTTCTTCAGCACGCTTTGCGTCTATTTTTTGGATAAAATAGCGTTTTCGATCGTCGTCCAGTTCTGTCCACAACGGTGGTCTTTGTAACGCATACGCAACTTTTGGTAACGATACTGCAGTTTCTGCAATGCCTGTCATAGAGGGGTTCGCGTATGCAATATACAACGGAGTCAATACGTCTGTTGCTGCAGTATTTAAGACGAATGTATCTATCTTCTGTCTTAGTTCTTCACCAAAAATATCATCCACAGAAAAATCTTCAATGTCGTCGAAATACGGTTTACGATTGTTTAATGATTTTTGCAACTCCTGCGCTCTAGTGTTTATGGCAGTTCGCATTCCCATCATTCTATCTGCCGGAAGATCCAGTCCTAATTCTTTAGCAATAAAAGTTTGGATGTCATTCCTCGTTTTAATATTCTATTGAAGTTTTTGCTGTTCTTCTAACAACATTTTATCGAAAAGATAATCCAAATATAAACTTGCAAAATCTCTTTTGCTAGTTGGAGCATTTCGTAAGCCATTAGCCTTACTCTTTTCGAAATCGGATCTCGCCTTTTCGGCTTCAGGTCCTTTGTCATTTAAGAAATGCCATTCGTATTCTTTATATGCACGCTCAACTTGATCTGCTAATTTTCTTATTTGAGGATTTTGCTCCAAACTCCAACCACGAACATCGTCTATTGCATCAAACAATTGGCGTTCGACGCTGTGTCTATCGTTAAATAACGCGTTATTGCTGTCTGTAGTTTTCTGATTTTGTTTAAGATAATCTACAATGCTTCTCGTAGCATGTTTTACGAATTTTTTATGCGACTATGACCCCTTCTCTATACCTAGATCATCCATTACCGGATCTAAGTTTTTGTCTTTATAGACGCTATACATGGCGTCTACAAGCATCATATCGTCGTCTATAAATTCGTCATCTACAAGATCACCTTTGTATTTTTTCATTTCTTGTAGAGTATCCTTTAAACGCTTTGCTGTAATCGGAGTGCGCTTAAATTCTTCGTAGAAGATGTCCATGTTGCGATCGTCGTTTATACGACCATAACCTTCTGCGACAATTCTTCTTATAACATTATCGTTTTTAAGGGCTCTAGACAAATTACGAACATTTTCTGTTTCCTTATCCCACAACGCAAGATTTGAAAGACCGTGTCTTGCTCCGTGCATAGTCATACCAGAAGCTAGACCTATATTCATCGCGCGCCTCAATTCGGGATCTCCGTTTTCAGCATCCCAGAAATTTGCTCCAAAATAATCGAAAAACGCGTTTGCACCAAGATTCGCATCGTCAAGAACTTCGGCCATGTCAAAAACTCTATTTTCTGTAGCTTCTTTGTCATATTCTCCGCGTTCGTATCTTTTTTGCAACAAGTGCTAAATACCTTCTTCTCCCATTTCGGTGGCACCAACCCATCCTAATTGCTGTACTTTTTTATTAAGGTATTTTAAACCTCTGCCCATTTGTACTTTTCGTACTAAGTCTGAGCCTGTTTTATTGAGGGCTTTTTCGATAGTACGATCCACCATTGCGACCGCACCTCTTGCTCCAACACGTTCGGCTTTTGTAATAGGTTTTATAACGTTATTTGCAACTAGTTTTTCGTAAATTTCATCTTCGTATGACGGAAGAACTTTGTTTCCTAATTTTTTGATTACTTTTCCGGAATAATTCATAAACGCAAGATTCTGAAGATAATCGTTAAATGCCAACGCGTTATTTGCATTGTACACTTTAACTAATCCGCGCTTGTATTCCTTTCTCATTTGATCAAGTTCTGGGTCTCCGGTGCTGATATCCAAAGATAAGCCCAATTCGAGTTTGGCCAAATCGTCGAGCTAAGTAACATCAATACCTCTTCTCTTTGCTTCAGCTTCACTTTGGGCATATAAAGTAGTTAAATCTTTATCTTTTTCTTGAGCGGCTTTTAGAAATCTTCCAGTATATGCATCCATTACTTCAGCACGAGACTCCTAATCTCTCAAACTTCTAGTCATCGCTAACTGAAATGCCGGAAGCACTGTGGCAATCATAGCTTGGCCAGCTTTCATATACGCTCCACCTGCTACATTTGGAAGAACTTTAGTTGATATAAATCCTGCAGCCTTATCCGTCGCCATTAAGGCGGCCATATCTTCGAAATCGGCATAAGATGAACCCCATTCCGGAAGCATGTACAGAATATTACTCGGCATAGCCCATCCTATTGCACCGGCATCAGAGTGTTCTTGAATGTCTTTGAATTTTGGATTTATTTTGGTCGGATCGAATAAAGAATTGCCTTTAGTAGCTCTTTTTGTATCATACAAATATTCAGCGTAATTTTCGCGATATTGCCGATCGTTTGCAGAACGATATTGCGAAATTTTATCCTGCAAAGCATTCAGCTATTCGAAATTCATATCTTTAGCTGAAGTAAATGCGAAATCAAAGTCGCGCATTCCCTCCGGAAGCGTACGTATTGCATTTCTAGTAAACTCTCCGTCTTTTGTTCCGCCCATCCACTCTGGCATTACTTTACCGGGCAAATAATAGAATAAACTGTTTGCAATATTTCCAAGCCCCTCGACTGCAGCTGAAACGTTATCTTCAATCCAGTCAAAAATTCCAGAATGCTGCGATCTTGTATGTCCGCCAAGGTTTTCTCCAAATACTGACAATCTCGCATTAGCTGCGCGAGGATCGTTCGAATCCCATACCTTATCAACATTATATAGCAACTCAGATAACGCGCGAGAAGAACGTTTAGAATTTTTTACATCTTCCTCGAACTTGTTAATTTCTGAATTCAGCGTATTTATATTATTAATAAGAGTCTGAGTTTCCCCCTTCCAGTTTTCTGGCGATCCGTTTTTAATATTATACAATCGTTGCTAGTCTTGTCTAAGCTATCTTACATTTAAGATATAAGTATTCGCTGCATCTAGATCGTCATTATATTTTTGATTTTCTAGCATTTTTTCAGCGTCACCACTCGCCCTGATTTTCCAAAGTTTTTGATTCAACAATCTCCACGAATCTATAAAAGAAGACGAGCCTTCGATTTCGTCCTATGTATATTTAGAGCTTCTATCGCCAAAGAAGAACTTATACAAATCTCCGTGTTGTCCACCTTCTTTTAGTATGCGATATTGCCTTATCCTCTCCTTTTCTTCTGGGGTGTCTGCTAACTCATAAGCCCTTTGCCACTTAGCCTCTTCTTTGATAGTTTCTTGCGCTACATTCGGGGTTATTGCATTCGTAATACGATCGTACCAAGACGGTCCATTATCGACCGTCTCAGTAGATTCCGTATTAGTATTGTTTATTATACGCCATTGTGACTCATCAAGTTCTGTGCCAGAATCATCATAATAATTGTAGACCGGTGCTCTGTCTCCAGATCTACCTTCAAAAAACACACTTCTTACTGGGGATGAAGTATCATGTATGCTTTTTACAACCTGTCCTATTGTTCTTCTAGGTCCTCCTGTTTGTATCATATTACGGGGTATTAATGGAACTTTCTTCTCTACTTGTAGCCATCTTATATGCATTAGCGGCTCCAAATAGTTTCTTATCGTATTCTTCGTCTATTGTAGACAAGACGTTAGTTCTGTCGTTTCTAATTGTGCGAGTTATCGGAATATGTACAAACGTAGTATTTTGCCACGTTTGCTTACCTTCTCTGTCAAGAGAGTCTTTCGTTTGCGCAGAATATGTACGAAGTCCGAGTTTTCTAATTATGTTATCTTCAGAATTTCCGTATTTTTCGGAATAGTATTTTACAAACGGCGCTATCGTTTCTTTTGGAACAGATACCCATCCGCTAAGATCTCTTTCTACAGATCCTCCAGGTCTATCTAATTGTGCATACGTTACACTTCTATCTCCCGGAGCTTCCCACATACGAATTTGTGCGTTTCTTAAAAATTTATTAAACTGTCCCCACAAACTGGTATCGTATAACGTTTTGGCACTGTGTCCTCCTCCGGCAACAGAAACCCTTCTCCACGGAGTATAGAAATACGAATTTGAAAATTGTGTCGACCTCCACTTTTTTCCGCCTCCGTTATAGTTTGTAAACTGATTGCCGTAAAGGATGCCTTTAGACGTTTCGTTCATCTGAGTATTTTGCGGAACTTCCCATGTGAAATTGTTGTAATATTCATTTGCCCTGTTAATTACATCTTTTACACTCTTCGCATTACCTACATTTGGTCGTATTGCATTATAATATGCAGTATAGTATGCTTTGCTCATGGTGCCGTCTGCATTCATTTCTCCGGCATCTTTCATCTTCTTAACGTCCAGCCTACCGTTTGTAAACAGTCTAGCCCAGTGTTCAGCAATTTTTCCATGATATATATCGCCTTTTTTGTTTTTATGCTGTCGGGCATTAGAATCAATGATTTTACGAATGTTTTCTTCAATTTTACCAAGATTTGAAGCATTTCCATAAAAATCAACACCAAGAGCATCTACTTTCTTTTGACTAGAACCAAGATTTGTCTGGTCTGAATACGACATTGGTTTCTGATGTTCTAGACCATACTTTTCTCTTTCCCAGGCAATTTGTTGTGCTTGTCTTCTATTTTGTCCAGCTTCTGCCCTAGCTGCCCTACGATCTGCAGCAGCCTCTTTCATTCCTTCAAGTTTGATTTGTTGTGCAAACTGACGATCTTGTTGTGTATATGGATCTGCTTGTATTTCTTGATATGTATACTCGCGATTTGCTTGAACAATATTATCTTGTAAACGCTACATTGTTTTCTTTTCTAGTTCGTCACCAGATATACCTGGATTTTCAGCTAGTATTTCTTTTTTAGCGTTATTGTAATGCCATGCTCCTAGATTATTTCCGACAAATCCGCTCAAATGTGGAGTCAAAGAAGCCCTAAGATCATCGTCACTAACTCCCCATATTTGATATTTTTTATCTGGAGACATTCCTAAATATCGACGCTTGTTGTTGTCTACCCACTGATATGTAGCATCGTGTAAATCTTTATATTCCTCTGGAGAAGTTCGTGTCCACATTCCATTTGAAGAATCAAAATCTTCAAAAGAAGGAATGCCCATTTGTTCAAGAATAAAATTTTCATATTCTGGATTAAATTTGCCAGCCCTCTATAAATCTCCGCGGTTTTTTAAATATTCTTCTCCGGCTTTCGCATTTCTCCTACGCTTTGCCAATTCGCCATAAGGAATTGTTCTAAGTGTATTTGCAAGTAAAGCTCTACCTTCTGGAGATCTAGTAAGATCTAAACCTTGTGAGGCAGCTTCCCGCATCAATCTCAATACTGGTTCTGTAGTATGACTATACCAGTAATCATTATCTTTTGCAAAAGGACTGTAAAAGTCTCCATATAACTTTAAAAACTCCTTCTGTTCGTCTCTAGCTTGAATATACTATTCTTTTGCGGCATTTAGCGCCATCTACATCATGCCGGAGTCGTATAAGTCTACGGTAGGTAATGCTACCGGCTCATCCTGTCCATATATCATCTTTTACCTCCTTTTCTATCTTTACCTCTGTTCCATCCCATCCGTGCTCCATACTCCCACAATGGCCGATTTCGCCAAGCATATTCAGCTCCTACGGTTGGCCAGTGATATAAATAATCGGAGTTATAGGCCGGTTTTTCTTTAAGTGGATACTGGCCGTATGGATCTTTAATTGGATATACACTACTTGTATTAACCTTTGGTGTATTATATACAACTGTAGACGGACTGTTGGTTGTAGATTGTGTCGGATATGCTGCGTTTAATGCTGCGTAGAATCTCTTTTGTTCATTATCCAACTGCTGATCATATTGATTCAATGCATATCCACCGAATCTATATTTAAACTCATTCTAATATGCATTCTGAACTTGTGCTACAGTATCTGCAATACTTTGTTCAATACCTTTAACCTTACGTCCGTGAGCAGCTACATAATCTTGCCAATCGTGCTGATATGCATTTTGTCTGCGAGTAGCGTCTTCGGTTCCAAATTTACCAAGCGCTTCAGCATAAGTATTTCTAAGGTTAGCATTCTTCAGTTCTGCGTCGGCGTATATATTAGCCATATTTTGAGCATTGCCTAATGTAGTAGCAATTCTACCAAGATATCTCTGACCTCCAGTAAGTCCGCCCTGTTGCATCAATTGGAAGTTTCCTCTGCGTTCTGCATCTTGTGCAGCGCGTACTGACGCATACGGATTTACTCGATTCTCGGCCATTATCTACAATGCTCTATTCTCATTGTAATTCGGAGAATATGTACTGTGATACTGAATAGGATTGCGCATCCACCAATTAAGTTTACCTAGCGCAGCTGCACTTCCTATAATACCAGGAGCTATTCTCTATATCCACGGAATCCTCCAGCTTATTTGTTTGCCTTCCTTAAACCTAGGCATGTTTTTTCCACAATTATATTCTGCTGCCATGTTGTTTTCCATATCGTGTTGCTAAGCCTGTCTGTCTGTTATCTGTTGCATCTGCTGCATTAATTTTTCTTTTTCCGCTTGTGTAACTTTAGCCGTAGCCTTGCTCAATGAACTAAGATGTCCATATTTATCTCTATGTTTCTCGGCTTTATTAATCTTTTCAACAGCTGCTGTCATCGGGGCAATCTAATCAGAGAACTTAACTCCTATAGTCCAATCTACGTCGTTACCAGCAATAACGTTATCGTCGTTTGGAGATACAGAACTAGGCTGATTATCTACGCCCTTTGTTCCTTTATCAACCAAAGTAGCTTTACCTTGATCGTAATTTATAATACTTTCTCCTTTGCCTACCCAACTTTGTTGTAATCCTTGCTACAAACCGTCAGGCGTCCATATTTTTTTCATAATCTATTATACTTTGGTTGTTTTAAATCTTTACCTCTATTAGCATATAATATGTCGTCTTGCGTATTAGAATGCTCTAACGCCCAGTTTTGTTCCATTGCACCGGACATCGCTGATGTTCTATTGAACATGTTAGTACGTTGTGCAAGTAGGTTTGCCTATATCATTTTCTACTTTAGCTTACGTTTTCTTCTAGAACTTCCAAATATGCCAGCAATACCACCTATTATAGCACCACCTACAGCTCCTACCGCCGTACCTACTCCAGGTATTACACTTCCTATAGTACCACCCAATGCTGCACCAGAAGAAACTGTGCCCATTACGTTTGAAGTATTCTCTGCGCGTAACTGATCCATTTGAGCTCCGGTGTCTATCGAGTTCTAAGTTTCGTATCCAACACCCATTACACTTCCTTGACCAGTACCAGAGTCAGATAAAAGTTCTCCTTCGCTTTTTACAGGACCAAATGCTTTTATTACATCTCCGGTAAATTGAACGCCTTGTGTAATCATGGCTGGCGCTGCAGAACTTAATGACGACTAAGCACTTTTTTCACTGAGATTTGTATACGGTTTATAATTTGCCCTTTCCTGAAGAATCTAATTCTTCAAACCGTACTAATTTTGCACGTTGTTGATAATATTATTTAAATCCGCCTATCGCTACGTATTCCAATCAACGCCTGTATCAAATTTTGGCAAATTGTTTATTACCCTTTTTCTCTATTTCAGCTCCATGATGTTCTAAATTTAGTTATTATATAAGATATAGAAGCATCACAGTTCGGATTAGTATCTTCTATACTACATACCATATATTTGCCTCTTATTCTATTACCGACACTACTGTTATTGGCTCTAGGTATTGCGTATCTGTAGTTGCCTTCTCTAAGCGTCATTGCTAATTCTTCTGTATCTGAATTATTAAGATCAGTCTCCCATTTATATTCGTGGTGTTGCGTAAAATAAGAATCAGTATCTTTATTTCTTTGCTCGTTTCTTTCTATACCAGCGCCTCCAGGAATGTTTACGGTTACTAACTCTTGATTGTCAAACACCTTGGTACTTAATACGTTCTTATTTACTACGTATTGTAAATATGCGTTCATGAGATTACCGTCTGTATTTGTAGTGCTGCCTGAATCATCATATTTACTTACGCGCAAGGCGCCTTTGTTATTGTGCAACGATATCAAATAATCTTTATCTGTAAATTCTACGGCATCTTCGTAATTGAATGTATACAGTGACGTAAATGCCTGTAAGAATTCGCTGTACGCTATTTGGTTCTTGTTTTGATTCTTGTCGGCTAAAGAGTTTGTAACAACCTCATTGTACTTATTGTTGAAGAACATTGTGGGTGTATTTTCACTATCGTCTTTAGAATAAAGTGCATTTTGTACACGCTTTGTCTTTCCGAGTTCTTCTACAGTAGATCCAGTTTTATACGCAAATATTTGTTTTACTTTATCGTTCCACCAATATAATGTAGTATCAGAATTAGCTTTTACAAACTGATCTTCAACCATTCCGGAAGTCTTATCGATATAATCATATCTGTCAAGAACGCCTCCGGTTCCAAGTATCAACGGTGTATTGTTATCCGTAGATACTACAGCTCTTTCGTTTACGCTAAGTACACCAACTGCATCTGCTTGCCAGAATATTAACTAGTTGTTAAATGATTTAAGATCTGTAACAGGTCCGTATTTACTATCAACATCTATAAAGTTTGCTGGCTGGAATTTAGTCCAATTGTCTATATTCTCCTTAGCGCTCTTTAATAAAGAATGATATACTCTATAATCAGGATCATTTAAATCGTTCCTGTCTTCTACTTCAGTAAATGCAGTAAATGCTCTAGTATAAGCATTCGAACTGTATGCGCTATTGTAACTATATAAAGGTTTATCTTGGACATATCTTCCGTACACATTGCCCACTTGCAACTGCGAATTTGATTTTCGAGCATCAAGCCGTCCTTTGCTGAATTCTTGCCCTAACGTATAAGATAAATTAATACTAGTTTCTATTGGAACAGAGTATATCATTGAAAACGATAAGCCACTGTGCTCTGCATATCCGGTATAATATTTATGAGCAGACATATATTCAAACGGCTGTATCATACAATCACCGTCATATACTTCTATACTGCTACTATGATTTATATCTTCATCTCCTAATACATGGTAGTTTCCATAGCTATAATACGTACTCAGCTAAATTGCATTTGCAGAATCCCCGCCGTAAGGATCTACATTCTAAGTAAGATTGCACAAGAATGTTCCGAACTATTTTTGTGTAAGGTTTCTATCGACATCGCCAGTTACTAGATCTCCTATTACAGTTTTAGTTAACGGACTACAATTATCTCTATTATCAGGGTCTTGTAAATTTTCTGTTTGTATTAACAAGCACGGGCCACCTAAAGCATAAAAGTTATAACCGACATCTGCCTTAGATAAAAGATCACCTTCGTCTTTTTTAAATGCAACATCGCCATTTTCGGTTGGGGTGCCGTATTGACCACCCATTATTATGTTATTGTATGTATTATTTCCAACGGCAATTTCAAAACCGTTGTACTTTGACTTAAGCTAATTTCCGCTTACACTAAATACGTCATCCCACCCGAGATCATTTGAGAACGCGTGTGCATTTATTTTAACTTCTCCTGGAAAATTAATACTTTCTTCTATTCTATTGTCATCGTCGTCATATTTATAACCTTCGTATAGAGACTGTGTAGCCTTATATAATTTTATATATCCAAACCATCCGGTTTTAATATTAGCATAATCTCTTTCGCTATCTCCATCTATGGTTACATCATCTCCATCGGTCAAATAGTCATGTGAAGGTATTGTTCTGCTAAATCTACGAACACCATACTGATGAGTCGCATCAAATTCGGCTCTATTAGATTGCGCATAAAGAAAGGCTTGTATTGCTTTTATACCACGCCCCTCACTTTGACTAGCCCCTCCGTCACGATGTAGTATAGCGAAAGAATTTCCATTCACCATACTAATGGAATCGTAATAATCCCTTATTCGTCTGGCTCGGTAGTCGTTAATGTTCTATGTAATCCAGTTATATAAGTAATACATTCCTGCGCCGCTACTTCCAGCAGTAAAATATTTAGTATCAAATCTTCCAGCTACACCAAAAAACGAATTCTCAGTATAATGAAATAAAGGTAGTATATGGCACTCCGAATTTGGATACAAATACTAGATGGGCAATAAAGAAATCTTTTTATTTTTCAATAGCGCTTTAAAAGATTCTTTTTGATAAGAAATTTCCGGAGATATAAACTAAAATACCGATCCGTTTGTATAATTCATTGCGACAAAAGGGTCTTTATACGAG